CCCGTTCCCGACCCCAAACTTGTTAAAGTAACCCGACAAGTGATATGGCATATACGTCCTATTTTTGTATAAAATCCAGTACTGTTCGACTGTGTGGTACTAGAGCCACCTACTGTAGCGGTAGCCGTAAACGTCCCCTCTTCGTAATCGTCCAAAGTGTTCGCATTTGCACTAGAAACTTGCGTAGCTGGAAACGCCACGCCTTTAGCGGCAGTTGCAATTTCTGCCAGTGTAACTTTTCCATCGGATGCGATGGTTATAGCATCGGTATCAGAAGCACTACCAATAGTGCCATCATCCGGTATAACCAAGTTGCTACCAGCAGCTTGAGCCCCAATGTCTGACAGCACCTCACTAGCAGACCTTCCCTCTATATCTGTCCCATCTACTCTAAGAAAATCATTATCCGCTACGCCAGAAGTAAATTTAGCTATATTTGTGTTAGATATTCCTGTATCTAGTACTGCTGCCGTTCCCAATCCTAAAGATGTTCGTGCAGTTGCTCCCGATTCTGCTACAAAATTAGACCCATCACCTACGATAAAATTACCGTTAGTAACAGCCAATCCTGCCACATCTTGTAACTGTGCATCTAACCTAGCATTTGCCACAGTACCTGACAATTGACTTGCATCAATGGTCTTGTTAGTAAGAGTTTGGGCATCGCTAGTAGTGACTGCCTTTTCTGAAGGGTACGTAACAAATACATCCTTAGTTCCTGCAGAAAAATCTACAGCATTATTAGAGTTACTTGATTTTAGTACCGTAGTTCTAGCTAAAGTATTTGAACCAGAAGTTGATACTGTACCTAACCCTACCTCAAATTCATTAGCATTTTGATGAGCTATAGCGTAGTAAGTAGTATTAGTATTTCCTATGGCAGAAGCAAAAGTTTGATAAGATTGAGCTGCTCCACCTAGAGTTATAGTTCCAGTTCCTGTAGTAGTTGTAGTCTCCCTAACTCTGTCTGCTAATACAAACGCCATCTATCATCTCCTAAGCTAACCTTATTATAGCTGTAGATGCACCTGCAGCTGGAAAGGTAATTGTAAAGTCTCCTGCTGTAGCTGTAATATCACTGCCAAAGTTTAATATGACACATGCAGGATTAGTTAATGAAGCAGATGTAGTATTAGGCGTGGAGTTGTATATCATCGCCCCACGAGCTGTAATTGTTACTGTCGAAAAAGTTAAGTTACTAAAATCACATACAGCCGTACTACTATCTAAAGCAGGGTCTATAGAAGTTAAACTAGCTCCCCCCGAAGAATAACCTGTGCCTGAAACTTCATTAGAAGTAGTAAATGCTGTAGTGCTCGCACTTAAACTAGCACTTGATGTATATAAAGCTAATTTAAAAGTATCCCCCGAAGACGCATCAAAATCATGTGCCCCGACTAAAAGTTCTTTTTTAAAGCTGTTACATACTGCTTGTGTAATTGCCATTAAAGTCTCCTGATAATTTTTGCTGCATCCGTATGTCCAGCGTTATTTAACTTGTTTACTAAAGTAGTTCTATCACTTTTAACTGCTTGTTTCAAATAGTGTAATATAACCTGTTTTAACCTATTTTGATAGGCCATAGCTTGATCCCGTAAAGGTTTTGGTGCGTCTTTCCCCACATATATTATATTGGAGATAGCCATTTCTGTAAGCTCTTCAGGGGTTAACCCCCTATTAGAAGTTGTATTTACCGTTACATTCCCAACACTACCATTAAGTATCTCGCCAAGCATTAAGTTACCTCATATCTAACTTGCCCTGATCTATAGGCATCTCGTCTATCTTTACCATCTCCTAACATCTTTAACTGACGCATACCATCCGCATATCGTTCTTTATACAAAGTCAAAAGGTCTGGATCACCCTTCATAAAAGTATATGCCTCTAGTAAACAACCATACAATAAAACTTGATCGTAATTAGTTCCTAACCATGTGGTTGTTGCTGTAACAATAGACGTAGGCATATAGTAATAATGTAATTCAAGAGAATATGCAGCATCAGGCACTGGAGCCATTAATATAGTATTGTCATCAAACAAAGAATAATATTTAGGTAATCCAGTAATAGAAGTGCTGTTGTATGCCTCTCGTATCCAGTTTACATCCTTATTTATTAAATAAGAATACGCCCCACTATTTATAACCGCCAAGGAATACGCAGCTAAAAAATCATCCGGCAACTGTAAATAAGTATTTCCTGAGGCTGTAAGACCCGTAGAGTTTTTACGAAGCACAGGTAACTGTACCTCATTATATATGCGTCTTTCTGCTTGCTTAATAAAAGAATCTATATTATTTACAAACGTAGTTTCGGCATTTTCTGTGTAATCCTGAATAGCTTGTTTAAGTTCTGTGTAATTCATCGCATATACCCACTAAATAAAGACATAAGCCCACCCCCAAAAGGTGAACCATATCCTCCACCATACCCCATCATAGGAGACATTCCGTAGCCACCATAACCGCCATACCCCATCATTGGGGACATCCCGTAAGAACCCAATCCGTACATACTTCTACCACCATACCCAAAAGGAGAGTATTGAGGTGGCCTCATATAACTTTGAAATTGCTGCATCAAATAGTTATATGGATTAAATTGCTGACGTTGCTGACGTTGTTGTACAGGTTGTGTTGATTGTACAGATGGAGGTTGTGTAGGTTGTTCTATAGGATCAACTATTACAGGTGGGGGTTGTATAGGAGTTTGTATAGGCGAAATAGGTTTACTACCAATACCCGGCAAATCTACACCAAAACCGGGCATCCCTAAGTTTTCCGGTGTATTTACATCATCTAATTCACTACCTATATCGTCTATTGGACTCATGATACTGTCACCGTTACTGTTCCTACTCCAGAACTTATTTGTGTGCTAACTGTTCCAGATAAACTTAAATTACCATCCCCTACAGGATTCCAACCAAAAGCCCCTCTACCTGCTATAGCTCCTGTTGGCCTAGGGTCTTTTAACGCTTGCGGGTCACTTATCTTGTACCTACCCAAAAAATTCTGTGGGTGATCTTTGTCAAAAACATCTTTACCAACTCTAAGCCCTGTACGCACCCCCGCACTATACTCATGCTTTAAATCCTTGAGTTTATATCTAAACCCTGTCCGATCACAAAACCCAAACGCATGTTTCCCTGTAGCATATTTAGGCATACTTACGCTAATCTTTTACTTACTTTATTCCCTCTAGTAGAAGCACCTTTTCCTTTCATTGGAATAGTCTGTGTGGAAGGAATATTATTTGGATACCCTGCAAAATCAGGCACAGGTACTTTTTTAGGTTGTTGATATACAGTCTCTTCTTTCATAATTTTCTCCTATACTGAACTTATACTAGGCACAAACTGCACTGAGGCTTTACTCCTATCTTCATCTGCGGCTAGGGTAAATTGTTCTTCATATGCAGCTTTTAATAATGCCACTCTGTTAAGGTCTACTTCTGGTCGTTTTAACGCTATTTGATAAGCAAGCCCTGCAACCAAAGGAGGGATGAAACGACTAGGAGCGTCATAAGTGTTAGAAGCAGCAGCACCAACATCTTCAATCCTGCGAATACGCCAATACACCAATGTGTAAGTAGATGCGGAGTCTGGCACAGGCCAGAGTGTAACTGTTGGAGTTGCTTGTCTATCCACATAAATCTGTACAGGTTTTCCCTCACTATTTTTAGATGTCAGTGTAGCATAAGTAGAGCCTGAAATACGGGTAAGGGATTGATCTGACTGTGTTGAGCCTGAGCCTGTGCGAATAACATGCTCTAACAAATCTATAGTATCTGATGGTAACGTATAAGTAGCAGTACCAGCCGTTATGGATACTGTGCCTTCTGCTACAGTCCATAGGTTTAACCCTCTATTAGACCATTCAGCAGACATTATATTAAGGCTACGTCTAGCAGTTCGTAGATCATAACCGCTTCGCATTTCTAACCCACAGCGTTCAAATGCCTCTTCGCATATCTCCGCTATGTCTGGGTTAAACGCTGCTGTACCACTAGTTGCCATTTAAACCATCCTTGCCCTAGTTTTGCCTTTTTTAGCCATACCATCACACTTAGGGTTAAATGTTTTATTCCCCATAGCCATACCGCCATTCTTCATTTTTTTCATAGCCATACCACCGCCCATATAGCCCATCATTTTCTTTTTGTCTTTCATGGTCATACCACCACCCATCATTTTTTTAACTTTGCCCCCATAGTTATAACCCATTTTTTTAGCTACATCAGGACGTTCTTTTTTTAAAGCCATCATACCGGGATTCATGCCACCACCTTTGTACCCCATTTGTTTATTCATACCACCACCTTTCATAGTTTTCATAGGTTTCATTTTATCTTTTTTATGCATCCCCATAGCCATAGCTGCAGGAGATAACATAGCCAAAGGTCTATATCCTTTTTTGCGAAGTTTTTTTGCTGCCATAGGCAGTAGTCCCATCAAAGCCATTAAACTTACTCCTTGTTTTTATTAACTAAACTCTGCACAGTTTTAGTTTCCCATATACGGATAGCGAACCATACAATTGTAAAAATTCCAACTAATGCTTGAATATAACCAAAAAACACTCCAACCCCTAGAGTTGCAGATACCCCGTCTATAATAGGTTTTATAGATTCAGGGTTGCTCTCCATCAGACGTTCCTCTTTCTAGCTTTTAGTTTTGCCGTTTTAGACAAATCTTTAAAATGAAATAATTTTTTACTGTTTTTACCGTGTCTTGCACCAGAATGTACATCTCCATTGGGCATTTTATGACTCTTGCCAGTAAACTTTGTGCCATCTCTAAAATAATGTCCTACACCTTTAGCCATGCTTTACTCCTTTACCATTTAACTTTATCCGCCCAGTAAGCCGCTGACATCTTACCCTTCTTTATATTCTTACCGTGTCTAGCTTTGAAGGAACGCCTTTTAGCTTTCATACGAGCAGACTCCCCTGCTTTAGGTTTACCTGCCGTACCCTTTACAGTGCCAACCTTTTTACCTTGTTGACCAAAGCGTATTACTTTTTCCTTACCATCCTTACATGCTTTAACAATGTGTGACTTCTTGGGATGTTTAGGAGTACGCTTTGGCCTATTGCAAGGCATTTTCTTTTTATTTACACGAGCAACCATTTATCCAGTATAGAAAATATTTATATCAGCGACATTCGATCCGGTTATAGTTACATGAATGTCTGTCTCAAATAATATACCATCATCAGGAATATAAATATCGTTTACCCCATTTTCGACACGGGCTAACAAAGTCAAAATAGTAGTGCCAGAAGCCCCACCGTCTTTAAATGTCATCGTATCATCACCATCAGCAGTGTAAACAATGCCTTTTAATCTAGCTCGTCTATTAACTAAAGTGCCTGTAGCAGTAACTCTAGCAACTTTTATATCAGAAGACATAAGTACCTCCTAATTTAAGATGCGTCAGAAGAGCTAGACAATCCAAAGAATTTCATAACAACAGTAGTATCTGCTCCGGGATCTCCAGAAAGAACAATCTCAACCTCGTCTGCTGTGGCAGTAGCTGCTGTAGTAGCCCCTCCAGACATCCCTAAAACACCATTACATGGGAAAAATCCTTTGAAACCTGTTGAGTTTGCCGCAGCAGAAATACCATCTACAAATCCATCTGTATCGGCATCCGTACCTATATCTTGTACATTAACAGCGTTAGAGGCAGCTCCAGTAACAGCTATCATTACACCCATTGGAATAAAATTAGAAGGAATACCAATAGCAGATTCTTTGCCTGTGGTAGCACCGTCAGCAACTGTAACTGTTGCTACATAAGTTTCCATAGACATTGTATTAGTAATTTCACCTGTAGTAGTGCTTGTTTTGATAGCATCAAAGCCATCTTTAGACCGCACTGGGCCTGTAAATGTAGTATTAGCCATATTAATCTCCTGTCTTGGCTAGTGTCAGCTTACGCTGTCAGAAGTTAAAAATATATTTATACCCTTAAGCACATAATGAGTCAATAAAAAAAGCCCACTAATAACCATAAAAGGGGCCAGTTAGTGGGCTTCCGAAATACCTAGGAGGAGGTATCATGGAACCCACATAGTATCACGTTACTTATAAAAATAAAAGACCCACCGAAGTGGGTCTTCTAGGGGGGGTCGATGCTTTAATTAAGCACCGGGGGAGCCAAACATTCCGAGTGGATCACTCCATCCGAAACTATAACGCTCACGAGCCTTATATCTTGCGTTACCTGTATCAAAATCCCCGTCCATAGAGGTTTGCATTGCGGTACGTACAAAATGTTTAAGACCATTAGGTACATCAGTAGTCAAGAACCATGCATCAGTATCAGTTAGATAGTGATTAATCGCAAATCCTTGAGGAATAGACCCCATAGAACGAAGAGCGTTTACATCATTATCTGCCGTACCTACACGACCTTGAGACTCCATCAAACGAGTTGCTACAAACTGCAAAGCTGAAGGAATGATTAACTTCATGGGACGAGCAGCGATTTTTAACCCACGTTCGTCAGTCCAGCCACCAATAGTAATGACTGCGTTTTCCAAAGAAGTTTCATTCAAGTCAGATGCCGTTGTAGGCTCATTTTGGTTAGTTCCACCAGAAACAAGTGGGTGTGCGGTAGAGAATAACTCAACTCCGTCACCACCAGTATAGGTGCTATCGAAACCATTGTTAAGAATCGAGGCAGCCTTTACTTGCTTAGTGTAAGCCATTGCACGAGCAAGAGCCTTTGTGTAACGAGCCGATAGACTGTCATACAAATTATCTTCAACTGCTTCCTCAGTAACCGAAAAGCCCATAGCAATGGTTTCGTGGTTATATCTAGCAGTCCAAGCCTCTTGAGCGTTGTCATACGCAATAGCAGAACCTTCATTTTTAACTGGAGCAGCACTGAAACCTGAGAGTTTTACTTCCTCTTCAAAACTACGCTCTGAAGACTCTTGCTCAAAAATCTCTTGGTGCTCTTCTCCGTACTTCTCATACTCCAAACCGAATAATGCATTTAAGCCCGGAAGGAGTTCTTTTAATAATTGTGCTCTTGAAATAGCCATTATTTAAATCTCCCTTATAAGCCAGTGCCAACCATATAAGCGTGACCACCCGTAGCAACATTACTGTTCTCATACGGAGCGTTCCACTTAACGAGCACTTCTGTGTAATTACCGGATGTATCAGTAGATTCTTCAACCACATCAACAATTCTCATCGGTAAGGATAAAGTAGTAGCGACACTAGTGCTTAAAATAGCAACTTTGGAGTTACCATTCGTAGTGCTACCTGCGTTTTGAACTAATGCAGCATTAGACCCGATAGAGCCATATGCAATACCAGCAATAGTAGTTGTGCCAGATACGACAGCTACTTTCATTAGTACATTAGGATCGTCAACAATATACGCCTGAATATCAGAAGCGGCAGTGCTGGCGGGGTAAAACTGCTTAAAAGTTTTTTGGGATGTGCTTGGGTCTGTGTAAGTAACACCTACAAAAACACCAATCACGCCTGTGGCAGTAACAGAAGTAGTACCTGTCTCTTTCTGGATAGTTCCGTCGGCAGCTCTTTTTACAACATCTCCGTTAAAGATGTTAGTAGCGTAGCCGGAAGCTATCTTCATCTGCCTTGTAGAACCCGCATATGGAGTGCCGCCAATTAAATTAATTGGTACTAAACCATATGGGGCTTCAACAGTTGGATAAGCCATGATTAAAAAATCTCCATAATCAAATTAATAAATTAATTTCCTTTAGACACCGTTGAGCGTTTATCACTAAACAAAGGCATCCTTGGGTTGTTTTCCCTCATAAAGTTATTGTCCACCGACTCTAGTTGTTGCCTATTTTGCGTTTGATAGTAGTCTGTACGACTATCAACAACCTCTGTCGGTATTTTACAAAGCATTAAACCTCCGCTTTCTATATTGCCAGACTTATTCACATTGGAAGTAAGCCCATATGCAGCAACTAATTCAGGATGTTCCTCTGATTTAACAGGTTCCCATCCCTCACGGAATCTAATGGAAACATTGCGAGCATCTTCTTGCCCTAATAGCGATACTCTAACCCATCTAAAAGAAAAACCTCTTTCTGGTTTAGGATCGGGTAGTTGCGTTGGGGGAGCCCAAGTTTTTTTGCGTGTTGTTTTCTCACGGGTCTTAAATTCTCTCTGTGTACGTTGTTCAACCATTACTATCTCCTATCTTATCTATTTTTCCAACTCAGCAACTTTTTTAGCATATTCTTCCAAAGGCACATTTAACCTTTTAGCTAAAGCTACTTGTGTTTGAGTTAATCGGATTTTTTTAGAAGATGGGCTTCTTTTTACAGGTGCAACAACATTAGCAGGTTTGCTCTGTTGTAGAGTAACAGTCTCATCTCCGCTTTCCACTTCCCCTTCAAAACGGGTAGGAAAGACTTCTTTTATACGGCTATCAATCCTTTCGTAATACTCATCGCTGCGTGGATCAACACCGCTTTTAACTAATTTTTCGTGCAGCCCATATGCTAGGGCAGTCATCTCTTCATCGCTCCCAAACCAAGTGTTTTTCTTAAACCATGCTTCTGCTTTTGCATCTGGTTTAGGAACTTCATTATTACTATATACTTGATCTGGGCCTGTTTGTAAAGGTTTTTCTTCTTTATAAGAACGTTTTGATGGGTCATATTCTCCATATTTAGGGGCGTAGCCATTCCATTTATCACGCTCAACTGTAGCCTTAGTTATTTTAGTTTGGGCTTCTACGACACTATCTGTATCGCCTATTTCATAGGCTTTTCTATACTCTTCTTGTGCTTTAGCTAATTCTGCGTCTGCCCTAGCTTTAGATTGTTCTACAAGAACATTTTCCCCTTTTTGAAGGTTTTCTTTAAGTTTTCTATTCTCCTCTTGAATAGATTGAGCAAACTTAAACGCCTCTCTAGCTTCTCTCTCTTTAGCTTCTTTCACCCGTCTTTCATCATGATAGGCTTTTTTGAGCTTACCTATACGGTTTTTAACTTTATCTGAATAATCCTCTAACTCATCCGCAGAAGGTTCAGGATTATCATCCTTTGGTAGAGGTTCCTTTCCTCTATCCTCTTCAGGAGTGTCGTCTATAATTTCAAAATTAGGTTCTTGTACTTCTACTTCCTGTTCTTGTTTAGCCATTATTAACTCCTAGTTTGCTCGTGAAAAACCACGAGGGTCTGCAACAACACCATCAATGCTGTCATCGTTTAACATACGAAATTCTTCCCCATCTATATACATACGTGTGCCAGAATACGGACGCATAACTATAAAATCCCCCTCTTTACACCAAGGGCCAGTAGGAAATTTATCTTTATCTTTATACGCATCTGGGCCTAAAGCTACAACAAACCCAATATTTGCGGCTGTTTCTTCTCTATCCACTACACTATCTGGTTTTATAATGCCCCCTGCGGTTTTTTCTTCGATTTTTGGTAATGTAACCAATATCTTATAACCGACTGGTATAGGGAGTCTAAGTGATTTATCTTTTATACGGTTTACTTCTTCTAATGTCTTATCGACATCTATGGTTCCTACAGCAGAGTTCATATTACTCCTCAGATTTTTTAGCAGCATCAATTATGTCTAAGAAAGTCCTTTCAGCTAAAGCTAAACCTTCTATAACCCCTACCAGATGCCGATAGTGGGGGAAATCCGTTGCACCGCCAGTAGCTACTGTGTCAGCGTAATCATTCATTATTTTGCGTAAATCTTCTTTAAATACGTCTTCAAAACTAGCCATTAAACACCATCCCTCATATTAGGCATTTCTTTAGTTGTATCAGGTTCAGTAAGGTCTTTTGCTACTTGTAACCCTATCTTGAGCCCTTCAGTTTTTTGTTTTTCAGTCAATTCATTTTGTTGTTTACTCAATTCAACACCAAGTTTAGCCCCTTCAATTTGCTTTTCAGTCTCAATTTCCTCATTTTTAAGCACCGCATCCATAAGGTCTTTTGCTGATTTACGTTTAAGTTCAGCTTCCTTAATAGCCAATTCTTGCTGCTGCATTTGTACAAGTGGGTCTTGTGCTCTTTGTTGAGCTTGCTCTTGTGCTTGTTGGGCAGCAGATTGCTCCTGCACCTGAGTAGATGCCTGTGCCATCATTTGTGATAGTTTAGTTTCCACATCTTCAGGTAGCGGTTGATCTGGTGGGGGTAATTCTACGCCCATTTGTTTCTCTACTTCTGCTCTATACTGCATAGCTACGTGATCGGCTATGTGAGCTGCTAGGGCTCCTTGCACAGCGTTTGCCATAGGACTTTGCCCTATTAATTTAGCAATCTGTGGGTTTTGTGCCGCAGACATATGTGTCTGGATATGTGCTGCATGGTCTTGATATAAAAAGGCTTTTACTGGTTTGCCTGTAAGTAACGCCATGTTTTCGCTTACTGGGTCTTTTGGAACCATATCCTCTTCTGTAGGCACTAATTTGGTTGCATCTTTAATACCTAAAGTCTGTAACATTTGCTGGTGTAATTTAGGAAGATCATATAATTGTGGGGCTTGGGACGCTAATTGTAGAGCTGCCTGATACTGGACAACCCGCATAGACATAGTAGCTGCATTAGGATCACTAACAGGAATAATGTCTACCTCGTTATACGCCTTTTGCTCCTCTACGTTATCGGTGAGCATATACTGACTAACTATATCCTTAATTAACCTAAACTCTGTTTTCATAGAGGTATGCATACGAGCCTGTACTGCACTCATAACTTTTAGCATTCTCTCCAAAATAGCTAGAGTTGTGCCTACAGGGGCTTCAGAATTAAGATCAACTCCCTTAAAATCAGACACCGCTGCCATAGATCGACCTTGGTCTATGATATTATTAAACAAAGCTAACAGTGTTTGGGAAGGTTCTTTATAGGGTAAAAAGGCTATGTTATCTAGTATTTTACCTCCGGGTACATCTACATCTCTAAACTCACCGGGCATAATCGGGGTTTCGTCCCCTTTAATACGCAATCCTCTACTTTTAAGCCCACCGGGTAAATTATTAAGTGTACCTGCGTCAACTAACTGCCGAAGTAGAGAAGTACCAGACTTAGCATGCCCACCAAGTAAATGTATAAGTCCAAATCCATAAAATCCAAATCCCGGTACATATGTGTAATGTACAAAATGGTTACGTTTTCTCCTGAGTTGGTCATCAGGGCTCCAATTACGATATATAGATAGTATTGTTAAAGACGACCTATCCATAGTAATGACATAAGGAAGAGCTATTTGGTTGTCATCCTCTCCTAAGTCATATTCCACATGCATCTCAAGAAGTTCGTATCGACTATCTTCTGTTAGATCAACTCCCTCTGTATCATCCTTTTTCTTCTGTATATCGGTACGTAAAAATCCGGGGTCTCCTAAATCAGCATTTCTGTAAAACCCATCTACTTGTAAAAACTTAACCTCGTTTTCAGTCTTACGCATAATATGAGTTACACGGGGGCAGGTATTTAGATCAGATGACCCGTAGGAAACTACCAAATCCTCTGCGGGTATAAACGCTGCACACTGCCTACCCATAGCAGGATCATAGTAAACTTTTTTAAATGCTGACCCCGCCAACGCCAAATTCCATAACAATCTTTCGTGCTCTGGGCGATATTCTGTCATCTCTTCTGTAAGACGGTAATTCATATCGTCACGAACTTGCTCTGCAGCCTTTTCTTTCTCTTTATCACTTTTGCCAACAACTTGGGCTTTTACAGGGCCAGCTGCAGGAAATGTCTCGGTTATAGCCTCAGACTGAAACCTAACTACTGCTTCAGATAATAATGGATGGTATACCCCACAAGCTCCATCCCAAGGTTCAGTTCGCTCTTCTATCTTTAAACCTAAAAGATTTAGCCCATCCTCGTATGTCTTCTTCCACTCTGTACGGCTGTCATCATCAGAATTAAATGAATTTATTAAATCATCGGCTATGGAGGTCAATTCGTCCTCCCCCATATTTTCTGCTAAATTAATATTAAAGCCCGTATCAGGTACATCTTCAGCATCCCCGCCCATAACGACTTCTACGCTGCCGTCATCTTTTATCTCTATATCTACTGCGGTTTCAGGCTCACCTGCCGCAACTTCAATATCCTGTGGGGCTTCTTCTGTAATTGCTTCTATACCTACTTGTAGTGCTGGTTCAACCGCCATTTTTTAAATCCTTTACATTATTTGATTGCATACGGTAGTATTTTTTAGAAGAGTAACATAAAGAGGTGTTTTTTCTCCCATATATGACCCGGCAATATTGTATTCAAAATACTCTTCTGCTTCCTCGTAGCTCATATCTTTAGTTAGATTATCTATAATTAAATCTTTATCGTACACAACTACTACTTCAGATTTTACGTTCCGGGTAAGTCCCAAAATAGCAGAATCAAAATATTCAGCGGGGGCTAAAAACAGAAATCCATCTTGAAAACTCTCACCAAAACCTTCAATAATTTTTTCTTGAATTTTACTCATCTTAACTTCCGCCACTTAAACCCCCTTATTATTCCTTAATAGTAACTTGCTCGTTTATACTTCAACTAATAGTAGGTAGTCTTCCTACGTCTTAGGTATTTAAATTCGTCTTCCTCTTCATCTGTTCCTAATTTAATAAACCCGCCTTGTCTATACCTTAAAAGTGCTTGAGTCGTACTATCTACATAATCATCGTGTTCCCCTGCAGGAAAAGATGCTGTTTCTTCCACAACCTCTTGTGCCCATCTAGTGTCTGGAGCCCAAATTGCCCCTGAAGCAAATAAATCTGTAACTGCGTTTACCCTAGCTATCTTATCATTCCCCCTAGTAGGGGTAAATTCTGACACGGGTATACCCATAGCTCGTAATTCAAATACTAGTGGTGCTCCAGCAGCTTTCGCTTCTATTATCAGTGCATCTGGTTCCCAATCTGTATAATGTTCTTGTGCTTTTATCTTTAATTCTGGAAACTCCATGCGTTTTCTATACGCATCTAACAATATAAGGTTTGGAACGGTACGCCCAGTATCTTCATCCTCCCTATTAAACACCCCCCATGTCGTACAAGCAGAATAATCCGCCCTATTTGTCTTTAAAAACGCTGTATCCCACGACTGAATAATAAAATCACACGGAGGGGGCTTGTCTTGTTCCCAAATACGCCACCATTCACGTTTTATCAAGGCTCCTTCTTCAGATGTAGGGCTTTGCTGATACTGAGCTTGCCATTTTGACACCGGAAGTTGGGTTTTTAGCGTTTCTAACTCCTCTTTTGCCCAAAATTCAGGCCAAACAGGATTTCCAGAAGGCAATATAGCAGGAAATTCAATAACTTTCCATTCATCACCCCCATACTGGGCACTTGCTTTGATAACTTGCCCCGTCAAATCCCGTTTTGACCACCTTGTCATTACCACAACAATAGAACCACCCGGTTGCAAACGCTGTCTTGGGCCAGATGTGTACCAATCGTAAACTTTATCGTAGACTTCAGGGCTCGTTTCAGCAATAACAGCTTCTTGTTCTGAGTGCGGGTCGTCAATAATTAACAAATCAGCACCTTTACCTGTTACAGCACCGCCTACACCAATAGCAAAGTAGTCACCTCCAGCATTTGTGTTCCATCTACCAGCCGCTTTAGAGTCAGATTGTAAATGCACCGTGGGAAACACCTCTTTATACTGGTCGCTACCTACTAAGTTTCTAACCTTACGACCAAAACCCACGGCTAATTCTGCAGTATGGGACGTTTGTATAATTTTTTTATTGGGAAATTTACCCAAGAACCAAGCAGGTAGCAGATAAGACGCAAACTCCGACTTAGTATGGCGAGGAGGCATATTAATAATAAGTCGCTTAGTTTTGCCCTCTGCTACCTCTTGGAAAGCCTCAGCCATTTTTATGTGGTGTCGCCCTTCTATAAACTCAGGCCACATTGTTTTTACAAATTTAATAAACTCTTTTTCTGCTTTCCTACGTTCTTGCCGTTTTGCTAGCTCCTCCAACAACTCCAAAGTCTCTGTTTTCTCGTACACCGACATATGAGGTATTTTAGCTCTAATCTGTTGGACTTGTTGTGGGGTCATTTTTCTATAGGTTTAGGTTTAATTAACTCTCTTTTTTCTTTAAAACTTTTATGTTCTATCCCCTGACTAAGATCAGGAGAACCTAACTCTGCAACAACATCTATAGACTCAGAAGACACAGACTCTAATACTTCTACTTCTTCTGCATCTATAACTTTTTCTAGTTTTTCATACAGGCGTTTCTCTAATTCCTCAGTGCTCTGATGCTTTATCGTTATTTCGGTTCGTTCCGCAAATAGCCCTACATCTGTAATCTTACCTAGTAACTCCAAAGCCCGCATTCTAGTCCTTGCATCCTTAGAGTTAGACTCTTCAATTAATCTATTGGTTATGTAAGTACGTAACTGTGCAGAGCTATCTACAATCTGTTTATCGTATTCTGTCAGTAGAGCTGCAAGGTGCATTCCAACAGCAGGGTTTTGTAGAGCTGCCGAAACTTTCTTTTCCCCAGTGTAGACTTTACGAGCAGCTTCTTTGTCTTCTTCTGTAGGCTCAATTTTTACCCCAAAACTACCTAGAGCTTGTGCTGTTTGACAAGCAACTTTGGCTCTTTTAAGTGTAGTAGTTAATTCATCGGGAGATAAATCTATTGGTAAAGGTATACCGCTATCAAAAGATACTGAAAGATCACTCATCCTTTTATATGCTCCTGTATAGCCCAATCTAGATATACTTTGGCTTTCAGCAAATCCTGCACCCCGCCTTTATGTTTATACCTAGATGTATATTTGTAAACATTGCCCATACAATACGCTATGTATCCGTCTTTGCCTAGTTTTGCTCGGATATATTGAATTACTTCTATGCCACCTTCCGTATAATGTTTGGGGTGATTTACAGAGTCATCTGTATTAGATTCCCCAATGTTGTATTCCCAGTTGGGCACAGTTTTTCTAGCATCGTCCATGCTTTTCTCCATAAATACAGTAATGTATCAAAAAATATTATTTAAGGAAACAGGGGAGGTAAAAAATAAGTGACGGGGGGGTTTTTTGAAAAAATTTCAAATTGTTTGTGCAGATTAATATATATACATAAAAATATTTTGACAGGTCAGTTTAGGGGCTCCCACCCCCCGTAGGGACACCCCACCCCCCTATTATTTCCTAGTATTACTTGACATTAAATGGTAAGTTTGCCATAATAGGTTCACTGGTCGCAGTTAAGGGCCAGCAACCAATAGGAGAATATCATGGGACAACCATTAATCAATCCAGAAACACAGTTTAGAACATCAATGGCAATATACATTGACAAGATTAGATATGGCAAGAGAACGTTTACAAAGGATCGTGCAGAAAAATATCTAATGCAATTAGCCGCACAACTTGATGAGTTAAAGAGATTAGAGAAAGATACCCATACAGATGCAGGTAAAGAAAAACTTTGCAGAGCTGTTTGGAGACTGTAGTAATACCGAATGGGGGGACGGTTTCCCCCCTTATTTTTTATAGGAGAAGTATCATGGAAGCGAAGCAAATCTTAGATTCATCTGATGAGACATTACAAAAAGCATTGCACAAGCTAATGTATTGTTCAAATTCAACCCGCATAAAGAATTTGGTGGTACATCACAATGAGAAAGATAAATGGTCAATTCACGTTAACTTTATTACCAATGATCAAATTTACGATTACGATGGTAAGTAATACCGAATGGGGGGACGGTTTCCCCCCTTACTTTTCTAGGAGAATATCATGAAGTATTTTTACCAAGTAACTATGGTTGTATCCGCAAGCATTGCCGTATTGTTTGCATACTGGGCAGGAATACATACTGGGTTATCAGATACAGATAACTGGGGAACAATAGCTCAGATGTTACCAGACGGAGAGTTTGGTTCCTTGTCAGTACTCTTACTTGTCTTTGCTTTCGCACCATACTTAATACTGCAAGATTACATTAACGATACACAATTAGAAGAATGACTAGGAAGGGGATGAAATATTCCCCTCCTTTTCTGATACCAGTTATCAGACTCTAGGCCTTGCTTTTCTGTAGGACACCATATATATGATACCCTATGGTTGACATTAAATACCAATATGTCCTATTATATAGTCACTGGGCAGGAAACTCTCCAGTAACATTATTAAATAACCAATTATGAAAGGTAGTATCTTATGAGTAAGAAACAAGCTAGTGACATCCTTAACTATTCAACAGAATATGCAGGGATTACGCACACCATACGGGAACCTAAGGTTCCTTTTAGTGTTTCGGCTATGAGTGACTTATCAGCTAGTAAAGACGAACAACAGCATTCTCTTTGCTTTTCGATACTTCGACCAGTAGCAATGGGCAATACTATAGCATTTGATAGTTTAACCCCGACAATTCGTAAAGAATTACAAGGGAGTCGGTCATTAAAATCAACTGACTTGAGCGAAGAATCTAGAGAATTTTTAAAGATACTTAATCAAGCAGGTATAGCTAATGCGAGTGGTAATTTGAGGATAATCCTTAATTATACTAATGAGCAATTAGCTAAAGCATTTTCGGCAGGATTCGCTAAAGCGAAGAAATTAGGATCACATCTTACACTTCACCAGCTAGCAGGATTCGTTAAGGATTATTTCTCTAAGGATTTTCCTAAGAGCACTCCGAAGACTGGCGGAGTAGTAGTGACCGAACCTGCTAAAAAGTACAATGATCTGAAAGCTTCAATAGTAAAGTTTGCTATAAGAGAATCTAATGGCAACAAGGAATACATCAAAAGAATATGGAAAGAGTTTCTTAAAGACCATATGACAGCGGATGAAGTTAACGACATAGTTAACAAGATAGCAGAATCTAAGTAATACTTTTAACCCTCGGCAGAAATGTCGAGGGTTTTTTTTTGGCTCTGCCACCAGTTCCCTGACTATACGCCTATCTTACCTTTTGATACCAGTTCCCTGACTATACGCCTATCTTACCTTTTGATACCAGTTATCAGACTCTAAGCCTAGCTTTCCGTAGGGCTTCATATATATGACTCCATACACTCTCAATAAATACCATGAAATAAATTGTTATGATGTTTTCTATCATATACTAAAGTTTTTACATTTGTAAAAACATTGCTACATCCGCATATAATCAGGGTTTGCAGGAGATTAGCACGTGAAAAAAGCCCTTTGTTTTTACATATATATTATTTTAGTGTAAAAAAGTATATAAGTAAGTAACCCTCATGTGTCTGTACGAGGTAGTCTTATTGTTTAAGCTTTCATTTATATTCTCAAAAAACCAGATTTGTAAAAACAAAGCCATTTTTACTCACAGAAATCCCCCCATATCCCGCATTATTCCCCATTGTATTAATGTTTAACTAATTGTAAAAACACCACCTCATATTCTAAAACATTATAACAATACACTACTTGTTATTAGGTATTACTTAGTAGGACATATTTGACACCATACAGGAAATATGCTATAATAATAATGTAGCAATTCGTCTTGCGTATATGTAGCGTTTGTCCATTTATGTGAGATTTGTTCATTTCGTATGACATCATAATTATGGTGTCCTACAGAATACAGGAGGGTGTTATGTCAGCAATCAAGCAGTTATTATTTTGTAGCGTATGTGATGTAGATGTAGATATAGACAGAGTAGATTTCTGTCAGAAAACTTACGGCAAAACCTATTGCCTAGACTGTGGTGATAAGCAAGCCACAATCGCTAGAAGTAAATGGACAGTTGCTCAGGAGTATACCAAAGGTAACTATCAATTTATTACCCAAGATTCTGTGCGTAGTACCTTACGCCAGACTAACCCCAAAAACACAAGGAGATAATCATGGAGCTAGATATAAAATGTCAAACAGCTATAGAGTATCTAAAGAGTAGAGACAAGTATGTAAACGATCCTAGATGTACATTCAGTCCCAAGTCTGCCAATCAGATGCAGATGAAGGTGCATCACGTACGAGACACAATCCAAGAGTACCGCACCGCCATGCAGTTGGGTGGTGGATGCACAATGACCAGAATAGAAGGGAGTGAGTAAGATGAAAATGGATGATATAAATCTTGGGGTTGCCATAGGGCTCAACGCTACATGGACACTGGGTGGTTTCTTATTATGTGTAATGGTAGGAATAAACCCTGTGCATTATACAATTTTCATAGGATGGTTATGCGTAGGATTATTCGTACTTTATATATTAACGCCAGAGAAAAAAGAGGAGGAGTGAGTAATGAGTTATGTTATTGCAGATATTACCTTTTACAAGGTAGACGAAGATGGTAACGATATTGTAGATGCTGATGGGAAACTAATTCTATTCGAACCGAAAGGCAGGTGGAAACAGTTAGAGCATTTAACTGAGGGGTGTGATGATTCTGATTTTCAACCAATACATAAGGAGAAGAAAGATGGTTGATCCGATTGTATGTACAGGTGTATGTCTAGTGTGTACCGCTATGGCTTACTATGTTGGCAAGGGAGTAGGGGGGAAACCCATGAGGTTTCTGTTCTACAAATTACAAGAAGAAGGTTATTTTCAAATAACTGAAGACACTAAAATCATAATTAGGAAATCATAATTAGGAAATCATAAGGAGAATATTATGGAGCAGTACGGAGCAGACGGAGACTATGCAACATTGAAATCTAGTGGAGCATTAATATCTCTAAGTTGTAATCAATATCAGAATATGTATAGCCACATACCTTTAGGGGAAGAAGTAGCCCGTGACAAAAACGCCAAGACTAAACGAGGCATTAAAGTTAAGGTAAATTTGTTGGCAGAGAATGACCATAAACTTAAGGCTATAGCTAAACACGTATCTCAAGTTAGGGCTAAGTCTATATATCCTTATGCTTTTCCTTGGACGGCAGGGCAGGGGGGTATGATGTATGTACCCACAGGGAATATACCTATAGTTATGCAGAAGACTTCTAGTGACGAGAATTATTTTTGGAAGTTGGTTGATGAGTTCTGTTTGGCGTATCCAAGCCTAAAAGCCAAAATGCCTGATATTTTGGAGGATTTGTATGACGAGTCTAAGTATCAGCATGTAGATGAGGTCAGAGCGTCTTTTACTTGGAATCTAAATTGGGGTGATGTAGATGCTACGAGTCATTTCTTTTTGGAGTTGGAGCAAGACAAGCTCAATGATATGCACGATAAGAAACTCAAGGCTATAAGTAAAGCTGTAGAGGATAATAGTAGGTCTATGTATAAGAAAGTGCATGACCATGTGGCGACTCTTATCCACAAAGCGACTACAACTATAGATGAGGAGGGTAACGAAACAAAACCTAGAATACACGATACCCTTATTCCCAAGATGCGAGAGGACTGTGAGGTACTCAAACATCTAAATGTAATGAATGACCCTACTTTGGAGGCTATGCGAGCTGACTTATTAAAGTTGGTTACAGGTACAGATGTAGAGGCATTGAGAGATTCAGCGGCAGAACGAGAAGAAATAAAAGCTAAAGCTGAAGCAATGAGAGAGAAGTTCAATTTCTAAACCGTATGACATCATAATTATGATCTCATACACAAATATAGGAGAAGTATCATGGCAGATAAAGTTAATCACGCAGAAGCAGTAAACATTATTGAGGCAATGGGGCCAACTGATTGGGTTCGTTTGATCGGCCCCGTGGGTTGTGGCAAGAGTTCAATCCTTAACACATTGGCAAAACGTAACCCAGAGCATGTGCCTATACATTTAGATGTACCCACAATGGACTTTCCTGATTTCTATATGCCATCAGTGGACAAAGAGAAAGAGGAGTCTATGCTCTTTCTTAACCGTAGGTTCGGCAAAAGTGACCCACGACCTAAGATATATCTGTACGATGAGTGGGATAAAGCTATGGAGAGTGTGAAGAAGATGACCTTACAGCAACTTCTGCATCTAGACTTCAATGGGTGGACACCGCCAAAAGATACAATGCGATTCTCTACAGGTAACCTGAACAGTGAGGGAGTGGGTGACACTATCCAAGCCCATGCTATGAATCGGAATATCGAGATCGAGATAGGTAAACCTACAGTCAGTGAGTTGAAGGAATACGCATTGGACAATAATTGGGCTCCAGAAATTATCGTGCTACTACAGGAAGTGCCAGAATGTTTGGATGACTACAGGGATATGGACGATGCACAGATTACAACGGAAGAAGAACGTATGAAACATAATCCCTATATACATGACCCCAGAGTACATAAAGGTCAGTTTGTAAGTCCCCGATCCTTGGAAAGAGGTAGCCGTATCATTAGCAGTAAGTTGGGGGACAACACAGAGTCTATGTTTAAAGCTTGCTCTGGTAATTGGGGGTCAGCTATGACGGAGAAGTTTCGTACTATATTGCAGACTTCCAATCAATTACCCCGATGGCAGGATATAATGGATGATCCTGATACAGCTAAACTACCAGAAAGCGGTATTGCTGAGACTATCCTTGTGACTAAAGCACAGAATCAAGTGAAGAGTAGTGATGCTATGACTAAGTGGATGACATATCTTAATCGCATCGAGTCAGTGGAGACTCAATCCATGTTTGCTACCCTGATGTATCGGATGGGGGGAGAAAAGCAGAGACTTGCTATGCACAATCAGATGTTCACCAAGTGGGCACGAGACAATAGGTGGGTATTTGCCGCTGATAAACGATAGGAGGATACATGAAACTAACAGTAAAACAACGGCTAGTGAAGAATCATGTGGCTCTAAGGAATAATCAACATACAGTTTTGTACAGTGAGATTATTCGATTGGGTAAAGCTACAGTGTGTAAAGATACACCTACAGCGTACACTGATGGGTTGAATGTAGTTTATGGGCATGATTTTTGTGACCAACTGACAGACTCTGATTTTAGAGGTGTGATACTGCATGAGAATCTACACAAAGCATTTGAGCATTTAGTAGTGTGGAGACATCTATCTAAGATCAACCACAGGAAAGCCAATATGTGTGCAGATTATGTCATAAACTGGATTATTGTTGATTTGGAGAAATTGACTAATGGGTTTGTGACTTTACCTGAATGTGCGTTGTATGATCCCAAGTACAAAAATTGGAGTGTCCAGAGAGTGTGGAACGATCTACCCGATGACCCAGAGGGTGACTCTATGGACGACCATGATTGGGAAGGGGCTAAAGAACTATCTGAGGAAGAGCAGAAGAAGCAGTCTGAGAGTATAAAAGAAGCTCTAAGGCAAGGTCAGTTGATTGCGGGCAAGATGGGGGGAAATATACCTAGAGGTATAGGTGAACTCACAACCCCCAAGGTTGAGTGGAGTAAAGTAGCACTACAGAAGTTGGCATCTGATGTTAAGGGACATGATAGTCAGTCTTGGAGAAGATTCCAACGTAGGTTTGTACATCAAGAACTCTACTTCCCTGAGCACGTAGGTAACTCTGTGGGGGAGTTGGTGGTAGCTGTAGACTCGTCTGGCAGTATGGGACAGAAAGAATTACGCCATGCACTATCAGATGTATATGTAATGATGCAAACATTGAATCCCCGGAAGGTGCATCTATTGTATTGGGATGCTAGTGTAGATGCACATGAAAGGTATGAACCGTCTACCTATGCGTCACTACCAAAATCTACTAGACCGATAGGGGGTGGTGGTACAGACCCCCAATGTGTAGTGGACTACATGAAGAAGCATAAGATGAAACCGTCAGCAACTATGGTGTTTACTGATGGCTACGTTAATTCATGGGGTAAAGGTTGGACTGTCGACCCCCTGTGGATAATTATACCTAATGGCAGTAAACAAAAACCCAATGTGGGTACAACTATTTATATGTAAAGGAGGTAAGTGATGGAGTTTGACAGTGACGACTTAGATGATTTTTGCGATCAGCAATTTGGGCATACAGATTGGTCGTTCTACGACATGATGACGGAGGAAGAAATAAAGAAGCAAAAGAAAAATATGTATGTGATTGCTCTTTTTATAAAACCCAGAGAAGGAGGCAAAAATGAATGATACAGAGATCTTAAAAAAAGTTGAGGAATGGCTGATAGAAGAGGTATATGAGGGTGCAGAAATTGTTGAAGCCAAAGATAACAAGGAGGAGGCCGTCACTTCAGATGGCACTGATGACATCATATATGGTCGAGCCGAATGTGCAGAAGGTCTTTTAAAACAAATGGCAAAGTGGAAAGGGGAGGGGGTGAAGAATGAAAATTGATTTTACGACAGATGTTTTTGGCGAGCATTGTGACGTTCAGGCAGAAGTCTTTAACAATAAAATTTCATACATTAAGTTGGATGGCGATAATTATGTGCACGATTTTGATACCCTGCCAAAATTTTTAATCGATGCTATTTATCAACGGGCAAAAGAGGAGGGGGTGAGTGATGAGTAAAACTTTTTTAACCAAGAAACAAAAAGCAACTCTAGAAAAATCGGGGTGGGAAATTCCTCCCACTAAGGAGGGAGTCATTTGGTTTGGACAGGATTGGGACAGTAGAAAAAACTCTTTGGTATCAATTAGCAACGAGCATCCTGATTTATTAGATGCATCAGATGAGAGCATTGTTGGATATGATTTTTTGGTGGTAGGTATTAGACCTAACAAAGGGGGTGAGTGATGCCCAAGTACAAAGTGAGTTTTGAATACGAGGCAGAGGTGGAAGCAGACAATGAAGAGGATGCCATCTTCAATTGTTCTACTCTCATATGTGAATACATGGGGGATAACGCAATAGTAGAGGAGATAGAGGAGGGTAAGACTTGGGTAACTGAGGAGGAGTTGCGACAGCTTTGTTTGAAAGAGACAGAGCAGTTCGTAAAAGAATCAACAAATAAAAAGGAGAATAAAAATGACTAAAAGAAAATTTAGGGTGGATGCAGTGCTTGATGTAGGTTATTCACTCATTGTTGAGGCAAGAGATGAGGACGAGGCTTATGAGATTGCCAAAGAAAGGCCGGAGGATTTCCGAAAAGCTGACGATGGGCATGAATGGACGGTGGACAGCAATGTCATTGAATTGGAGGGAGATGAGTGATGTCTGATAGAAAAGCATACTTTAAAAAATATCGTGAGAAAAATAAAGAAAAGATAAAAGCATACTTTAAAAAATATCGTGAGAAAAATAAAGAAAGGATAAAAGCACAACGTACAAAATATCGTGAGGAGAATAGAGAAAAGAGACACGCATACTCTAAAAAATATCGTGAGGAGAATAAAGAGAAAGAAATAGCACGACATAAAAAATATCGTGAGGAGAATAGAGAAGAGTTTAGAGATAGGACGAATAGAAGTAATTTTAAAAGAAGATCTCTTATACCAAGAAAGGAGATTCCAAAAGAGTTAGTAGAAGCACATGTAACATTAGTTAAAATTAAACGATTTCTTAAAAACCAACAGGAGATAACATCATGAGTAAACCTACAAAATTCTCAAGTAGATCAGGAATAGACACGTTAACGGACGATTTACTTGATCTATATAAATGTGCTGTAGCAGGTACTATGAAACGAGCAGATGTAGATACTGCCGCAAATGTAGCAGGTAAAGCTATTAATGCTTTTAAGGCAAACTATGAGTATAAGAATCTTAGGAAAAATAGAAATATTGATCCAGTTAATTTTGGTGAATAACAAAGGAGCCGTAGGAAGTCATAATTATGACTTCCTACAGAGAACAATATGAGTTGGATAGTAAAAGTTAAATTTGAAGTAGATGAGGTTGAGAACGCAGATGTATTCACAGAGTTACTCTCTAATCTGGGTGATGGCATTCTTAACGGTGATAACCTTATAAGTTTTTCAATTAAAGAAAACCCTGAGTGGAAAGGAGAATAAGCATGAGTGATATAGAAGAAGGTTTGTTTTCGGTTCGGCACGTAGAAGTTAATCCGGTTAAGCGTGTAGGTGTACGTGATAACGATCTATTAGGAACCTCTACAGAAATAGAGGTAAGCATAGGCGAAGCTACATGGATACTAAATTTATTCGGTAATAGTGATCCGTATACTTTGATTAAGTTATTAGAAGATGGTGGGGTTGCTAATGTGAGTATAAAGAGACGGCTAGGTGATGAGAAAGATAATACAAAATTAAAATCCGTAAAATAAATTTTAAATAAGGAGAGTAATCATGGCACGAGAAGAAAGAGAATTTGTATATATGTGTAACTTAGAGGATATAGACAAACAAGGGGATACGGTAAGAGATGGTATGAGGGATTTAGCACGAGAAGTTATATGTCGTTTCCCTAACTTATGTTTATCTTTTACTAAAAGAGGCAGGGTTTGGGCAGGTGATGACAAAGTAACTTATTCATCTACGAATCAATTTAATATTGCAGATAAGCGTGATCCATATACATCACTAGCTAAAATGAGTAATCAAGGGAAAAGATATATAGATTCTAGTAGTTCTAATAAGCCGTATTATGGTATCAGTCATAAAGACATTAGACTAAAAAATAATGAAAAGAAATCTACAAATATTAAAGCAATTATAAAAGTGTTAAAGAACTTAAAAGTGCATGAACAGTTTACAGAAAGTTACACTGTTAAAGGACACGTAAGATTTGTGTCTAAATTGAACGACTATAAAAGAGTAATGCATAGTAGCCTAAACGGAAATGACTATTACAAAACCCAAATAAATATAAAAGAAATACATAACATGGTACAACATGGGTATAAACCTGTAACTGGAACATTTAAAGAAGCTTTTGAAAGGTACTATACACATTACGAAAACAATGAAAAAGCTAGAGCGTGGAGTCCTGCAATTTATCATGTCTTTAAAAATGTAGTTACAGATAGATACACGGTTACAAGGGCTACTCTAAAAACAGGTGCTGATAGTATAAAATTATTTCTAAACCTACAGAATCCAGAAATAATATGTGAAAGGGTTACTGAGAAAGACGTACCAGAAATTATCTCTGATCGGATGGCGGTTATGGATATGGGTATGGATATGGATATAGGTAACGACTTAGCTAGAGTAACTGAAAGTAAGTATTTCGAGGGTACAGGCATGAAGGAAAAGCCAAATAGATGGTGGGTTATCCTCGATGAGTAGGGCTATGGGTTTAGGTTATAAACCAATAAGGTTAGAGGTTAAGCCTGATGGTATTGAATTCTGGGACTATACGGGCGTAACAGGAAGACAAGGGAGAGAACTTATACAGGAGGAAGATTTACCTGAAGAAGTTATGCGTAAGTATTCACTACTTGCTATAGCTGAAGTAGGTACTGAAGTATACGGAATCGGTTCAAGAGATACCGAAACTATTTATCACATATCAATAAATATATAGGAGAATATCATGGCGTTTGGACAAATAAATTTTAGTCATTATCCAGTATTAAATAAATATATAGATGCAGTGGAACGATATGAATCCACAAAACCTATAACCAGAGGGAAATACAAAGGCTTAGTACCTCTTGCTAGGCGAGCAGATGTATTTCAGTTTATGCAGAAAGATGAACACACAGGAGATGTTAACATCTATCTCGAAACTCCTCCTATGGCACACGCTATAAAATGTTTTGCAGGGGTAAATCAACCTGTACTATCTTTCCGAAGGGATGGGGGTTTAAAAATAGGCTTTCGTATTCTACATGGTGAACCTGATCTCAATAATAAGGTATGCCATATGGTGCAATACATATTGGGGAATAGTCTGTATATAGGGTGGACATGGGGCATGCAACCTGTAGTGCATCATCGTCATCTAGTTACAAATACTGATATTAAATATCATGCTTATTTTGCACCTAATGATGGGACGAGGTGGCATTTTGATGGTGACAGAGAATGTTTAAATGCAGGTACAGGTCTAAATTGGGTTGTTAATAATGATAAGAAACGTGTAATAACACAACAATATCGTGGGTTGTTTGACTACATAAAAACATCCACTGCGTTGATGCAACTTAAAGATAGGAACAGGTGGGGGGAAACTGTAGTGGATGAATATCGTATAGACAAAGTTTTATCTATGCACGAAGATATAATCCCTGCATTAGCAAATCCTGAGGCTTTTGATCTACATTCCCAATTTGTAACTAGTGCGTTAGAATCTTGGGATCAAATGGGATTTGTAAGTAAACGACCTAAAGTAATAGCCGCTATGCTACGGAATGTTATATACAAATATTATGCTCGTTTTATTGTAGAGGAAATTAAGATTGACCAGAGAGCAGATGGTTCGTCTGATCAAGGGCAATTTCCTAGGAGAACTAATGATAAATACAGAGGGTGGTACGAATCACGGTCGAGAAAGATAAACGGGCTAAAAGCACTAAACAAATATATTACCGATAATAATCTACCGATGCCTTTGATTAACTCCGGTTATGAGGATTGTATATAATGAGTTTAGATAGAGATATATTAGTAGGTATCCTCGACATTATATATGAAGAGTTACCTTCTGAAAGAGATAAAGAAGTTTTCTCTGAGGCGGTAAAAAATGCTCATACAGAGATAGCTACATTATTAACTATGTTAGCCGATATGGACAAAAAGGGGGACAATCGTGTTTTACACTAAATTAAATCATTTCGCTTTTTGGCTATGGGTTTGTTTATTTGTTGCTATGGCATGTACGCCCCTATTAGTAGAGATAGTTAAGAGTATATTAGAAGTTGTATGAAACCGTTTTATGAAGAAGAAGTATTTATAACGGGGGAGGCATCTAAGGATTCCTCTCACCGTTGTAAAAGAATACACAAACTAGTAAATTTAAATTATCAAAGACTTGAAATGGCTCTAAGTGGATGGGTTATAGATGACACCAGAAGCAAAAATAAAACATCAAGTTTACAAAGTATTGCGTAAAAACAATGCTTATTATTTTTCGCCTATCATGAATGGATATGGTAAATCAGGTGTACCTGACATAATTGTGTGTTATAATGGGAAGTTTGTAGGTATTGAATGCAAGGTCGGTAAGAAGAAACCTACAGAGTTACAACAAAAAAATTTAAATGAAATTGAGTCATCAGGAGGGCATACGCTAGTAATTAACGAAAACAATATATTAGCGGTGCAGGATTTACTTAATAAAATGTAAAGGTTTTCCTGTAGTGTTTGTGGGTTTTAATTGGTTACCACATACTCTGCAATTCCGTATGGGGTCATAATTATGGCTTCATACGGAAACCAGTTCCAACACAGGAGGGTGTATCTTGGACTTAGTTACGTTAGATTTTGAGACTTATTATGATGATAAGTATTCACTATCAAAAATGACTACAGAAGAATATATAAATGACGATAGATTTGAAGCTATTGGAGTGGCTGCCAAAGTTAATGATGGCGAAACTGTATGGTGCACTGGTAATTTTACTGAGCTTGAAAAATTTTTAATTCCTTTTAATCTACAAAACTGTGCTGTCCTAGCACATAACTGTATGTTTGACGCTGCCATACTAAATTGGATTTATGGCATAAAACCTAAACTTTTACTAGATACTTTAAGTATGTCTCGTGCTTTACGTGGAATTCAAGCAAGGCATAGTTTATCTGCTCTAGCTCAAGAGTTTGAAGTGGGCGAGAAAGGTACTGAAGTTGTAAAAGCAAAAGGCGTAACTAGAGAAGATTTCTTACGGGACAGAGCCTCGCTTTCTGAGTATGGAGGTTATTGTAAGAATGATGTTGAGCTAACTAAAAAGATATTCGATATTTTGGGAAAAGGTTTTCCTAGGAAAGAATTAGAGTTAATAGATATAACCTTAAGGATGTTCACAGAACCCGCATTAAAATTAAATACTCTCTTACTAAATGATCATTTAGATAAAACTATACAGCACAAGGAAAAGTTACTAGCTGACAGTAAGTATGAAAAAGAAGTTTTAATGAGCAATCCGCAATTCGCAGAGGTACTAAAAGAATTAGGAGTAGAGCCTCCCACTAAGATATCTCCACGTACAGGAAAAGAGACATTTGCATTTGCCAAAGCAGATAAAGATTTTCAAGCATTGCAAGAGCATGAAGATTTAAGAGTGCAAACCGTAGTTACAGCTAGACTTGGAGTAAAGTCTACGCTGGAGGAAACTAGAACCAAACGGTTTATAGGTATAGCTGAAAGAGTAGGGATGTTACCGATTCCATTACGTTACTGTGCCGCACATACTACACGATGGGGTGGGTCAGATAAAATTAATCTGCAGAATTTACCTAGTAGGGGGGTAAATGCGAATACCTTGAAGAAAGCCATAGTAGCACCTTCGGGTTATTCAGTAATAAATACCGACTCATCCCAAATAGAAGCTAGAACATTGGCTTGGCTTTCTAAGCAAAATAATTTAGTCAAAGCGTTTAAAGAAAAAGAAGATGTCTACAAGATTATGGCTTCAAAAATATACCAGAAAAGAATTGATAAGATAACCAAAGGAGAAAGGTTTATAGGCAAGTCTGTAATTTTGGGTTGTGGCTATGGCATGGGTGCTAAGAAGTTTAAATTATTCATGGAGGTACAAGGAGTAAAACTAACAGATAACGAAGCCGAAGCAATTATAGAGACATATAGGGATTTTAATGAAAAAATAGTTGATTTTTGGGGAGGTGTAAATTCCGCATTATACCGAATGATATCGAATGATACTAAAACATATGTGGTAGGTAATGGCCTTATAGAATCTAAAGGTTCTGGGTTTGTACTTCCTAGTGGTTTAGTTATACAATATCCTGATTTAAAAGTAAAAACTGAAGGAGAAGGTAGGGAAAAGAAAAATAGTATGGTATACACATCTCGTATGGGGGACACATACATATACGGAGCTAAGTCAGTAGAGAATATAACGCAAGGAGTAGCGAGATGCATCATAGGGGAACAGATAATACAGATAGCTAAAAAATACCGTGTGGTATTAACTGTACATGATTCTGTTATATGTTTAGTCAGAAACGATGAAGTATCACCCGCACTTGATTATATTGAATCCTGTATGAGATGCACCCCTAAGTGGGCTGAAGGATTACCATTGGATTGTGAGTCAGGAGTAGGAAGAAGTTATGGCGAATGTGAATAGTTGGTCTTACAGTAGTATCAGTCTCTTTAAGCAATGTCCTAAAAAATACTATCATTTAAAAGTAATAAAAGACATTAAGGAGCCTAGATCGCCAGCAATGCTGTACGGTAATAAAGTCCATAAGGCGGCTGAAGAGTACGTAGCAAATAATGTAGGAATACCAAAGCCTTTTAGCTACATAAAGAAATCAATAGATGCTGTTTTAGATAATTTTGAAGGAGAGCGACATTGTGAGTTACGGTTAGGACTTACTGAAGATTTAGATCCCTGTTCTTTTTATGCCGAAGATGTTTGGTACAGGGGGATTGTAGATTTACTTATAATAAATGAGGAAAAAAACAATGGGCTTATTGTTGATTACAAAACAGGTAAGCGTCCTGATAAAGCTGATACAGATCAATTAGAACTTATGTCTTTGGCTGTGTTCAGACACTACCCACATATCAAGAACATAAAAGCAGGGCTAATGTTTTTAGTTAAAGATACTTTAATTAAAGCTAAATATTCTAGTGACCAACAGGACGATTTGTGGGTAAAATGGAAAGAAGATATAGATAATTTAAACACTTGTTATGCCAATGGGGTATGGAACGCTATGCAGAACTTTACGTGTAGTAAATGGTGTCCTGTAACCGATTGCGTTTACAACGGGAAATTTTAATATGCCATATGTAAATAAACCAAGACCTTATAAGAAAGAATATCAACAACAAAAAGAACGTAATGAGCACGAAAGAAGAATGAAACGCCAAAAAAATAGAAGAGATTTAGATAAAAAAGGCGTGAATAGAAAAGGCAAAGACATAGACCATAAAAAACCTCTATCAAGAGGTGGTAGTAACAGCCCTAAAAATCTACGTCTAATTAGTAGCAAAAAGAATAGAAAGTTTAAAAGAAGGTCGGATCATAAACCCGCATAAAACTTAGGAGGTTAAGTGGATATAGTAGAGAATAAAGCGTTACTTTTAAGGCTTAGAAATCCTGCGTTGGTGTTAGATCAAGTATCTAAGTCTAAGTTATACAAAAAATCTAATAGTAAAGGTATTAGTGAAGTTTTAGTTTATTGGGGCATAAAAGAATCTCAACAACTTACTGAAATAGGTGTTCAGAATGTGCCTTCACCTATAAAAACTAATTATGAGTGGTCGGGTAGATTTAAACCTTTTGACCACCAGATAGAGACATCTTCATTTCTTACACTACATAAACGGGCCTGTTGCTTTAATGAACAGGGTACAGGTAAGACTGCATCCGTTATTTGGGCGGCTGATTACCTAATGAAGCTAGGGTTAGTAAATAGGGTATTAGTTATATGTCCACTATCCATTATGCAATCTGCTTGGATGGAAGATTTGTTTTCCTGTGCTATGCACAGAACAGCCGCAGTCTGTCACGGTAGGCGAAATAAAAGGGTAGAGGTTGTTGAGTCTGAAGCGGAATTTGTAATTATTAATTACGATGGCGTGGAGATAGTAAGAGATGAAATTAAAGATGGCGGGTTTGATTTAATAGTAGTTGACGAGGCTAACGCATATAAGAATGTGTCAACTAAACGGTGGAAAGTATTACGATCTTTAATAACAGACTCGACAAGATTATGGATGCTTACAGGTACACCTGCATCTCAAAGTCCTGTAGACGCTTACGGGTTAGCTAAATTAGTTAACCCTACAAATGTACCTAGATTTTTGGGTAGATGGCGAGAAATGGTAATGCGTAAGGTTACACAATTTAAATATATACCTAGAATTGAAGCTAAAGGATTAGTTTATAAGGCGTTACAACCAGCTATAAGATATACGAAAGAGGAGTGTTTAGATCTACCTGCTATAACTTATGTTACTAGGGATGTAGCTTTAACTGCACAACAAAATAAATATTATAAGCTAATGAAACAACGACTTATAGTTAATGCCGCAGGGGAAGATATAACAATGGTTAATGCCGCTGCCGCAATGAATAAGTTACTACAGTTATCTGGCGGCACTGTGTATTCCGATGAGGGAGAAATAATTACTTTTGATGCCTCCCCTCGCATAAAAGTATTAGATGAGATAATAGAAGAGTCATCCCACAAGTTAATTATATTTGTGCCATATAGACACGCCATATTAACTGTATCAGAACACTTAGAAAAATCAGGAATTACCTCCGAAATTATAAACGGTGCAGTCAGTGCATCAAAAAGAGCTGATATATTTAAAAGGTTTCAAGAAAAAGAAGACCCCGAAGTTTTAGTTATACAACCTCAAGCCGCATCACATGGCGTAACTTTGCATCGTGCGGATACAGTCGTGTATTGGAGTCCTGTCATGTCTGTAGAGACTTACCTTCAGTGTAATGCTAGGGCTCATAGGGCAGGACAAAGAAATCCTGTTACTGTTATTCACCTACAGGGCAGTGAAGTTGAGAGGAAAGTATACAAAATGCTCCAAGATAAAATAGATATCCATTCAAATATTGTAAACTTATATAAAGATGTGTTATGATTGAATTTGTAGTATCAAATAATAATAATATGCAGTTATATGTCACAAAATATATAGGAGATGGTAATGGAAAAATCTGGAGTTTCTGCTGATGGACTTGTTAAGGCGTATGTCAATATACGTTCTAAACGGGAAGAACTGTCTAAAGAATATGATAGTAAAGACAGTGAATTAGCTTCTCAATTAAATTTAATTAAGGAAGAGTTGTTAAAGTTGTGTGCCTCTATTGATGCAGATAGCATCAAGACAGGTAGTGGGACAATTACTCGTACCGTAAAGACTAAGTATATGACTACTGATTGGGAGTCTGTGTATGAGTTTATTAAAAAGAATGACGCAGTGGAGATATTAGAGAAGCGAATACATCAAGGTAATCTTAGGTCACTGATAGAAGAGAACCCTGATTTATTGCCTAAAGGTATGAACTGCCTTAGAGAATATGCAATTACAGTTAGGAGATCAAGATAATGACTACGGTTTATGAAGCAAAGCAGGATGACACCCAAATGGTTACGATTGTACAGGTGGCTAAGTATCTAAACGTGAGTGTTAATACCATTAGAAGTCTTATAAGGAAAAATCAACTCCCTTTTGTAGTTGTAGGGGGAGCCTATAGATTTGACTTAGATGAAATTAAAAAAACTTTGAAGGATACTACGCCAGACAATCATAAAAATATATCCAGACGAGGTGATTTAAAATCAAATGAAGAAGATATTACTGAAGAATAGTAAATTTTCTATTTCTGAAAATGGGGAGTACGCTCCTGATAATTCTGCTGGTATTCATAAGTGGTTGATAGTTGGAGTTTCAGATACTATGCATAGGACATGGTTTGCAAAAAAGATGGATTACGCAGATTCGCCTGATTGTTGGAGTAGTGATGGTGTCAAACCAGACGCAGATGTAGATGATGCTCCTAGTGATTCTTGTAAAAAATGCAAGTATGATATAAAAGGGTCAGGAAATCACAATTCTAAAGCCTGTAAGTACAGCATAAGGTTAGCCGTAATGCTAGAGGGGGATACAGATTATAATTTATACCAAGTTATACTATCTTCTGCCTCTATATTTGGGGAAGGCAGTATAGGAAAACATCCCTATAATGCTTACGTGAAACACTTGAAGAAGTATAAGTTAGGCGTTACACATGTAGTAACAGAAGTTAGATTTGATGAGGAGCATTATACTCCTAGAGTTTTGTTTCGTCCTTTACGGGCGGTAACTGAGGAAGAGTATAACACTGTCTCCACGAAAGGCAGTGAAACAAAAGATTTAACAAAATTAGTAGTTGAAAAGAATACTGATATGCAGTTTACGAAAATTGTAGATCATGTATAAAACCAAAATTTAAATTAAACATAGGAGATGTATTATGGCAGAAGCCAAAAAATTACTATCTGAGCCTCGTAACTTTCGCATGAATAATGTGGAGCTTAATTGGCCTAAGTTGGTAAAAGCTGTTAATCCTTTTGGGACAGAACAGTGGGAGTTACAAATTGCTACTACTGATAAAAAGGTAGCAGACGAATGGGAGAATAATTATTTTAAGGTTAAGTTTGACAAAGAGGGTAAAAAGTACACAGTCAATCTTAAACGAAAGGTATATAGGGCTGACGGCAGTGAGAATAAACCTGTACGGGTGGTCGATGCTTCAGTTAAACCAATAGATGCTACTAATTTAGGTAATGGTTCTATGGGTAACGTATTGGTTTATCAATATCCTTACGAAACTGCAGGGCGTACTGGAGTAGCAGCATCATTAACAGCAGTCCAAGTAATTAAGTTTGAGGAGTATACGGGTGGGGGAGAAGACTTTGAAGTTGTAGATACGTCTGATGCCCTAGATGAACCTACTAAACGTCCTAGTAAAAAAGATAAAACTCCACCGAAGAATGTGGGGGATGTAGTAAAAGATTGGTCTCAAGAGTCTGACGACTAACATTTTGTTTTTTGAGATGGGAGCTTTGGGTAAGTTTTTTCTACCTCTTACTTTCGTGGCTTACTTAGAGCTCTCAACTCATTTATTTAGGGGGGTTACATGGCATATTCTAGGAGAAGTTTAGGAGAACGTTTAGGAGATTGTTGCGTTCGTTTGAAAATAACAGCTACTGATATATCTATATTGTTAAATGTATCTAGGCCAACACTATCATCTTGGTTTGAGGGGACTACTTCACCGACACAAGATATACATATTCATAAAGTTAAAATTCTATTGGCTATGTTAGATAGAGCAGAAAACAGATAAAGGCGGTTGTTATGGACTCTGAAGAATTTTTAAATCATGTGTTACCTGATAATAATGGGGACATATGCTATAACCTGACCTGTATAGGTAAAGGCACTAAACAATATTTTTACGACACTATAGAGGAAGCGGCAAAGCAAGCGTTGGTTTTTAGTGAGGAAGAACTAGACGTATATTATGGATTTGCAGGTTTTGATGTAGAGGTCTTAGAAAGATATAAGAAAGGTGAGCGAAAGAATTTAAGGACAGCTGATAATGCTAAATTATTTAAATGTCTTGCATTAGATATAGATGTAGATGAAAGCGGCTCAAAAATTAATACATATGAGAGCTTAGAAAAAGCAGGGGAAGCACTAAACAAATTTATTACCAATAATAATTTACCGATGCCTTTGATTGTATGTTCGGGGCGTGGGCTACACGTTTATCAAGTTTTTACCAACGCAATCCCCCACGACAAGTGGCACAAACTAGCTACTGCGTACAAAAACCTAGCTATAGAACAGAATCTAATAATAGACCCGTCTGTAACTGCAGATGCGGCTCGTATACTAAGAGTAGTTGGGACTTTTAATAACAAGGGAGAAGTAGGTGTTCCAGTTATTGTATTAAATGAAGGGGATGATCCGAGAGCATACACATACTGGAGAAATAAATTAAATACAAGCAGTGCGGAAACAGTAGTAGAAGAAACTCCTTCAGAACCTAGTGATGCACCTTTAGTGGCTCATAATATTATAGGGCGTAAGGATGATGAACTTTCCTCTACTGTTAAATATAGTTGGAAGATAATAAAAGAGAGTAGAAACTGTCAGCAAATAAATTTCATGTACGACCACAAAAATGAGGTATCAGAACCTCTCTGGAGATGTGGTACAGGGGTAGCAACATTTTGTATAGACAGAGATTTTGCGATACATGATTTATCTAAAGGGTATGAAGGGTACGATCCAGAGGAGACTAAGAAGAAAGCAGATGGGATTAAGTACGGCCCCATCTCTTGCTTAGAGTTTGAAAAACAAAACCCAAACGGGTGTAAGGGATGTGAGTTTAAGTCAAGAAAAGGTAGTAAAGGCCCACTTAAAAGCCCCATTCTTTTAGGGGCGACAGTAGAGCAAGTTGCTTCTGAGGAGCGTGTTGTACTCGATAAAGACACAGGTATAGAGAAAAAAATATCAATGCCTAAGGATTTACCAGATGGGTATATTAGGAGTGAGAAAGGCATATTTAAAATACGTGAAGGTGACTTACCTCCTTTAGCTATATATCCTGATGATTTCTGGGTGCAGGAACGTCTGTATAGTCGGGTTGATGGTCATATGATTAGTTTAGTTCATATATTCCCGCACAAAAATGATGGTATAGAGCAATGGGTTATGCCTTATGATTTTAAGAGCCATGTTAGTGAGTTAAGTAAACATGGAATAGTGATGGCTACTAAAAAAGAAGAAAACTATATTATGGAATATATAGCAGCTTGGATTAATAAATTAAAAACAGAAAGAGCATATGGACAAGCGTATGTCCAGATGGGTTGGCAGGATGGGCAAGTTATCGAGGGGTCTAGTGATAATGAAATAGAATTTCATACCTCGTTTATTTTAGGTAGGAGAAAGTTTACAGCAGGGGGAGTTGCGGAGTTACCTTTTGAAGAAGGCATTGGTAAATTAATTAGTGGTGGAGAAAATTCTATTATTGAGGATGATTACATAAAGAATGCTACAAATGTACAGGTTGCATCTATATCATCTACTTTAGAACAGACAGCTAGAGCTTTTCCTAAGAAAGGTAGCTTGGAGAAATGGACTAAAGCTATTCAGCAGTTATACTCAAGGGATCGGACAGGGCTAAAAGCAGGGGAAGAGGACGGGGAAGAGACTAAACGTTTTGTCATGGGTTATGGTCTAGCTAGTCCTTTATTTAAATTTACTCCTATTCGTTCTGCTCTATTACACATGGTATCCGGTACTACTGGAAGTGGTAAGACTAGCACGTTGAGAGCTGTTGCTTCTATATGGGGACACCCAAAGGATGCGTTGAGTCAAGGTGGGGATACTACTTTTAGTTGGTTCCAAAAGCTAGGCGAGTTTAATAGTGTGCCGTTCTTTATAGACGAGATAACTGAAATGAACCCTAAAGCAATGTCTCAGCTTATATACAGTCTGTCACATGGTAAAGGACGAGACAGGATGGAAGGTAGCACCAATAGGCTGAGAGTAAATGAAACCACTTGGTGTACTGGAGTTATTACAACTGCTAATACAGAAGTTTCTTCTGTGTTAAAGAGTATGAAAAATAGGCCAGAAGCAGAATTGGCTAGGATGTTAGAGATACCTGTAATCGATAATGATTTAACTCTACAAGAAAACACTAAACTAGTAAGTAGTCTAGATCATAATCACGGTCTTGCGGCAGAAAAATTTATACCTTGGGTTCTTGCTAACCAAGTAGAGTGTGAACGAATTGTCTCAGAAGTTACTGAAAAGATCGTTAAAGAATGTAATCTGGATAAGCGGCATCGTTTTAAAGCTGCTATGGGTGGTGTTGCTATTGCAGGACTACTGATAGGTAATAAACTAGGGATATGGGATTTTGAAGTAAAAAGCACTTTCCAGTGGTTCGTTAATATGTTGCTTAGTAACAAAGAAGATGAGGGTACTGATAGGGATAGAGAGACGAGATCACAAGAAGATTGTTTAAGTATTTTAGGTGAGTTTTTTAACGAGCATAGACCCAATACATTACAAGTAGATGATTCAGATGATTATACAGACGGATTGAAAGAACTGATAAACGTGGGAGGGAAGAGATTGCGACCGGAGGCGTTATATATAAGAGATGAGGTACATAGCAAACAGATTGTCGTCATTAGGTCTCGGTTATTAAATTGGTGTAATGAAAACGCTGTACAATTTAAAGAGTTAATAAATGATATAGCATCTATAAAAGATGGGAAGGGTAACAGTGCAGTATTAGAAAAAAACAAGCAAATGAGGATAGGTAAAGGGCATAAGGATGGGGCAGTTGATTTAAATATTCCTTGTGTTGTGTTTGACGCTACAAAACTAATACCACTAGACGATGATGACTCCGCATAAGATAATCGGTTCGTTATCTCAGTTTAACTTAGAGGGAACTCCTGTACACATAGACTGGATGGCGTTTCATGTGGGTACTAGTTTTTTCTTGCCTTGTTGTAGATGCATAGCTTTAAAAAATGAAATAGTAAACAAAGCCATTGTAGCTGGACTAGAAGTAGACTCCAGAATAGTAATAGAAAATGAAGTAAGGGGCGTAAGAACTTGGAGACTATCTTGAAGGTTTTACCCCCCGCTAAAAAATAGGTCATTAAAGTTGACATCGTGATCGAACTCTCCGAAATCTTCAAGAGCACTTGCTCTATACCTTTTAGGTACAGATATCCCCCACATCATGCCTCCCTCCATAGTAGAGGCTTTAGCTCTTGATTTTAGTCTACGCTCTATAGACTTAGGTGTTAAGTTAGTTCTTGGGTCTTTTACTCCAAGTTCTAAGAGTTCTTGATAAGTATCTAAAAATAATTCTGTATCATAAGTGCGTCTAGCTAAGAATAATTTGTTCATAAGTCGGCTCTCCAACCCACGAATCTCGTTTTGTATTCGTTTTTGCTGTGCATTAGCTTCAGCTACCATCATTACTGATTTTGGTGAGAACCCTAAAAGTTGCATGCCTACGTTATACCCTGACACATTCCCTACCATTGTATCGCCTCTAATAGTTTTTGCTCCGTCACTAGCGTACCTGTAACTTTTAAGGGCATTTCTAAAAGCTAATGGCAGCATGGTTTCTATTCCTCTTGCAGTGTGCCCATTTAACATTAAATTAGCACCTTTTTCTGTTTGGGTTGCAATACTATATGGAGCTCCTAGTAACTGAGTAAGTATTCTGTCTGTTAGATATACATTCCTGCTTGTATCTGCAAGACCATCTCTAATAACAAGATCATTCCAACCTACTCTACTTGAAAAGGATATTCCAAAGGCTTTATCAAATAATGACTCTCCAAAAAACTTTCTAGTTTTAGTTTCAAAATCTTCTTCGCCTTCTTCTTTTAGTATGTCATGCACTAGTTCTGGAATCCAAAACATAGGTATACCGTGGACTCCTGCTAATAAAGCTGAAGCCCCTATTACTCCTGATAATTGGAATCTAGCTATACGAGCTTCTGCACGTTCTTCGGGAGTCATACCTTTTCTAGGGAATGCATTCGCCATCATACGGAACAGTAAGGTATACATAGCAAAACCGTAAGATTTAAATATAGTAAATACTTTACCTACGTTTGTTTGGGATATTTGTGACGTTGCCCCTAGAGCTGTTGCTCCATGCATTTCCTGTATACCGTTAGCCATTTGTCTAACTATGCGTCCTAACTCAGAATCTCTGTTCGCATTTCCCTCATCTAGACTCTCAGCTATAGGTTTACCTCCCCACATCCCATTAACTATTTTTTTATTCTTTTTAGCTTTAAGTATTTCCATTTGTAATATAGACAGGGCTGTTACTTCCCTACTAAATTGTTCTGCTGCATTAAATACTGTCCCACTAAGTTTTAAAAGTTTGCCTTGTGCTCTTTTTATTTTATTAAATTGGGTTGAGTATCGAGATATATCTAAATAATCAAACATAGTGGATGTGCCTATGTGATTATGAGTACGTAAATCTTCTAGTACAGCTTTTACTGTACCTGCAGGGGCTCCTATTTCTTTATCTATTTGGCTAAGTCTTTTATCAGAGTAGTTGAGCATACTTGGGTTACTAGATACAGTATGAGTTTTACCTGACAGATCAGTTACATCTCTTGAAAAACCAGTTCCCATGACATACCGCATAGATTTAAGTATGGCTCGTCCCCCACCGGGGCCATATCTTCCTAGTAACATAGGGATAATAACTAAAGGTATTTGGGTAAACTGCATGAAGCCTGATGATATGTTAAGCCCTAGCATCCAATGGAAACTTGTTGCGGTCATAAAATTAGTCAAACGACTAAAGTTAGGATTTTTTGCGAACTCAACTTGTTTTGCAATTTTATCAGCGTAATATGTTGCTTCTTCTGCTCCTAACGGAAATGCAATATCCCCTTGGCTACCTTGATTTTCTTCTATGTGGGCTCTTATCTCCCCCATAGTAGATGTCATTTTACTATTAAACTGTATAGCTGATATTTTATTTATCATGCCGTCTGTAGACTGAACAAAAGTTCTAGCAATATCTCTAGATGCTCCTTGTATAGAAGGTTTTGATCTTAGCCTAACTTTACCCGCCATAACAACTTCAGGCATAGACGCTATAAGCAAATCAAGAAATTCTTTTTTCTGTTCTTTAACAAGTCTAATTGACTCTATGTTTCCTTCTTTCTCTACGACTTTTATATTGTCGTCTAGGGTCTTTACAAACCCTCTTAGTAAACTATCAGGAGGAATGTTTTTTTCAAAACTAGCGTCATAACTTTCTTGAAATTTAATAATCCCGTCCATTTTACTCAACGTTATTTTTTGGTCTACAGTTAAACCTTCTTGTATATTGCCAAGCTCCTCAATAGTTGCTGTTGCTTCTTGTTGAGTTACCCCATCAACCCTTGCAATTTTATCTATCGCTGCATTAAGTTCGTCAACTGTTGCATCTGCTATTTCTCTCGTATCTATTCCATATCGACTGCGGCTCTCGTAGAGTTTAAAAACTTGAGTTCTTAACTGAGGATCAGTTATATTTGAAGCATACTCATTTATTAATTCATTTATTTTATCGTTACGTCTAGCTTCTGTTTCAAAGTGTTCTACCCCTCGCATAGGTTCAGTGGACGTACCCGCATCTGATTTATTAATTTGAAGTTTAGTAGGATGGGTGTAGCTTAACCTAAATGCACCAAATCTACCTAAAGCAAAATACGGGTCAATCATTGCTCGGTTTATTATGTTGTTTTGTAGGTTTGTTATGATGTTTCTTTTTTCTTCGGGCTGTAGTTGCAACCTATTTACAACAGGCTGTATTTGTTTCTTTATTTCATTCCACAAAGTTTTATAAGATTCCTCCATTTGATTATATGCTTCTTTATATTCTGGAGAGAGTGCGTTGTACCTATCTTGTAGTTCTTTATGTTCTGCTAATGCAGCTTCTAACCCCTCATTGTATAAACCGTCTGCATTACTTATAATCTTTGCTTTCATCTTTTTATACATCTCGCCCGATTCGGCAGTCTCATCAAGATTTCCCTCTGAATCATAAGCTCGAATTTTTTCTTTACTATTTTCTACATATCGAGGGTTTAATTCTATTTCAGTAGTTTGTATCGTAAGTTCAGCTAATTCTTTAAACGCTTCAGGGTCTTTCTTTTGTAATCTTTCTATATTATTAATTACGGGCTCAACCCTTTTCCTAAGACTAGCTTCTCTAGCTGGTTTTTGTTGTATTACTTCTTCTAAAATTTTTCCTTTTTCTTGTAAAAAACTATCAAAAGATGTATTAGCCGCAGGGAGCAACCCTCTAGAAAAAGGTGCAAACGATAACACTGCGTCTTTTATTACTCTAGGTAATTTACTAACAAATATAGCCCAATTATTTGACTGTACTCTGGGCACGCCACTTCTGTATTGTTCAATAGTTTGATCTATAACTTCATTATTAACCGCAAACTCGTACAAAGTAGGCATATCTTTATTTGAGATAGGAGTGCTTAGAATAGAATTTACACTGCTATAGGCTTCGTCAAATACAGACATCCTTTTTTTAGATGGTTTAGTTTTTATAAACGGAAATAAAATACGCTTAACCGTGTCTATTATCTTGTCCCAAAAACTTATTATGGTGTCTTTAAAAGTTTTTTCTTTTATCTTGCCATCAAAATATCGTAATTCTTTTAACCGTTGTTGTAATACAGGATTCGCAATAACCTCTGCTACAAATTCTCCTATATTGGTATTTGCATTGTTAAACATCTCAGGCTCTAAGAAAGGTTTAACGTCATTAAAGATTTGATTTAATAGATACGCAGGGCTACCTTTTTTAGGAGGTGTAATAAATGTGGAGCCATCGGGAGTTACGTTGAGGACTTGCAAAGTAGCAGCATGAGCCGCTTCGTGTAAAATTACATACGGAGTATTACCTGTTCTGGGGTTTATAAGAATTGTTCCGTTTACAAATCTGCCCCCTATATGGTCAGGTAATGAGTTGTCGTAGCGTATACCTACCGTTGAAGTTAGTGAAGTTAATCTTTTTGCAATCTTACTCATAAAAGGTAAAACTGGACTTACTTGTTCCGCTACAGCACGTAGTACATCAGGGGTATTACCGCTTTCTATAGCTAAACCTACTTTTGGAGAAGCTGGGATACTTAGTATTTTTTGTTTAGCACTTGCTTTAATCCGTTTTTGCATACCTTTAGATAATTTAAGGTCTGCACCTGCTGTGCCATTAGTATTACCGTCATGTTTATCTATTATAGCTTCTGCTACTGCGGTTTCTACTGCATCTACAAGATTATTAAAGGCTTCTTTGCCTCCTTCTATAGACTCTAGAGCTGCTTTTTCTTGAGTTACGTCACGTTTTTTGGTAGCTTTGGCTAGTTTTGCTGTTCTTTCTTTTTCACGTTTTTCTTCTTGAATTTCAGTTTCGGTTTCAGCAATTGTTACCTCACTAATTGGCGTTTTATATTGGGTTTTTACAATATTTGCTAACGCTATTTCATTCCGTGTCTTAGTATCAATATCTGCTGATGCATTTATTTTTTCTAGTTCTTTTGCAACTTTATTACGTAATTCTAATAAACTTTCAGATTGCCGTTTTACTTTAATTAGATCAGTATAAAGTTTAGTTACTTGCTCTATCTTTGCGTTACTATCTCCTGTTGTATTGACAGGAATTGACTCAACAAATTTATTTTTTATACTTTCTAGTTTTTTAGAAGTTGTATTGGCATCTAGTAAGGTATCTTGTAATTGTCTAGTTACATCCTGTGTTGCTGTCCTAAGTCGTCCTAATTGTGCGGCTGTATCAAGTCCTGTTTCTACTGCTTCTAATCTCTGTGCTGCAAGCTCGGTTTGCTCACGAAGACCATAAGGAAAAGATAGTCTAAACCTTTCGTTTGCAATTCTTTCCGCTGAACTTATTGCCTCTGTATCTGCTGCACTTCTTGGTGGTTGTGCAATATTTACAATTTCTGCGACTAATCTTGACTCAGCTTGTTTTAAATTATTTTCTGTTTTTGTTAGTTTGGTGGTAATTGGCCTCCCTTTGCCGTCTTTCCCTTTTAGTTTTATTTCACTACCTGCTTTGCCATCTTCGATTATAAAATTATACTCATTTAATTTGTTTTGTATTAGCTGACTTCTAGCTACAACTTCTCCTGCAGCTTTTTCTTCCAGCTTCGTAGCATCAGTTAATGATTTTTCTAATCCTACGAAATTTCCATCGGCATCTCTGAGTTGTTTTATTCTAGTTTTGGGGGTTGCTGTAAGGTTGTATTTTGTAGTTGCTTTTTCTAACTCCTCAAAAAGGTCTATAATTTCGTTCCGTCTTGTTTCGTTTTCATTCCCTAGAGCCCCTCTAACTTCTTCTGCTGTAAGTTGTTTAGCTTCTAATACTTTATCTATTGTTTTGTAAGCATCAGCATCCATATCTTCTGTATCTTTTAGTTCAGGAATAGCTGAATACTGTCTATCTACTATTTTTCTTGTTGCTTCTGCAGCTTTATTAGGAAACCGTTCTAATAACGCTTGATCTCTAGCTTCCAAGTTATTGTATCGAGTGCCCTCTATACTCATTCTGTTTATTAAAGGCTCTACATTTGCAGGGTCATCTTGATATAATGTTGTCTCTGCTGTTTTTGCATTGTAGGCGGCTTGTCCTTGTTCCCATGCTGTGCCTGTCCCTACTTCAATTTTTCTACCACTTTTTTCTTTAGGATCGCCTTTTATTTTCCCTAACGCTTCTTTCCCTCTTTTTACAGCATCTTCCCTAGTATCTTGAACCGCTGCCTTCTCAATTATGCCTTGAACTTTTGTTTCCTCGTCCTTTTCCCCTCTTTTTATAAGTTCTTCTTTTAATTTTTGATTAAGAAGTTTTTGGAATATTCTATTTGCTTCCTCGCTATTCTGAGAAAATTTTTCTTGCAACTCTGGGGATATGTCTACTAACCCAATATTTTCTAAATAATCTATTCTTTCTTGGAAATCAGTAGGAACATCTCTCATGTCCCCTTCATCTAAAAGACCTTGATTAATTGCAAAATTAGATACAAGTTGGTCAAGCGAGGTATTGTCAATATTAGCACTCGTTGCAACATCCGCTGTAGTATCCGCTGTAGTATCCGCTGTAGTATCCGCTGGGTCATCCGTTGTAGTCCTTGCTGCAACCCCCGCTCCCGACCCACTAGCGTCATCTGTAGTTTGCTTAGGAGTACTAACTGGAGTTCCTTCACTTTCCGCAGGGGGAGGTGCGGATATAGCGTTAAGGGACGCACCTAAGGGAGCCCCTAATAGAAGTGCTGCAAATCCTGCTTCTGTGTATTCTTTTCTTGCATCGGCATCGGAAAGGCTTAGACCTGCTTGCGACCTTTCAGCAACCGCTTGTAGTAATTCCTGTGGCACTTCCATCCCACTAACAGTAATTGCACCTTTGAGAGCTCGTGTGCCTACAGTGTCATCGGGAAGGGTTTTAAGTTTTAAAGTTTCTGCTATATCAGAAGCAAATTTTGTAGCTGCTTCCGGCCCTTCAAACCCTACTAATCTAGATAAAGGTTTAAAAATAAATGGGACTATATCTAGTGATGCTTGAAACCCAGAAGCTAACGCTGCTGACTCCCAATTTGGGTCTCTTATCTCCTCGCCTTGGTTAATACGGTCTTGATTTGCTGCTGCTTGACGCTCCATGTTGTCGCCAAAATATTGAGCCGCTGCTGTAACACCAAATCCTAAAGCAGATAAAGCATTCCCCATAGGGGTTAATCTAGCAGCTACACCAATACCTTTACCTATAAAGGACGCAGTTATAGGAGCAGTCATAAACCCAACTGAGTCTCCTGCTAGTTGTTTCATGTAGGTAAAAAATTTAGAAGAAGAAAAATCGTTCTCTTCCCCTACACCTAAAGCCTCATCAAACGAAGTCCTACTTAGAGCCCCCGGTTCTGTAGCAAGTATAGCGTCTCTTGTAGTAGATTCTTCTAGACTAGTCTCAGCCCCTGCATAATCTAATGCTTGCCTAATCTTTTCTGGACTAAAAACACCATCTCTAACAGCATCTAAAAAACCAGCTTGTCTGTTAGAAATTCCTTCTAAATATCTTTTACGTGCCTCTTCTGGATCATAATTTAAATAATCTAAAGGCAACCCCATTAAATCTGGGGGGATAATTATATCTGGGTTAAATCCAGACAGATCAAGGTTTGAACTAGGGCTACTAGTTGTAGCCGAACTATAAATATCATCAAATATACCAGCCATTATTTATCGCCACGCATATACTGGTCATATTCCGCCAAAAATTCGCTTTCTATATGCTGTCTAGCAAATTTTCTTAAATCATTTTCTGTAACTTGCCCTTCTTTCTTACCACCGAAAAGTCTGCTCCAAAAACCGTCAGTGTATAACTTATTTTTATTAGCTTCTTTTAACTTTTCAAGAGCTTCATTTTCTGCTTGCATCGCTGCTGAAGTACCTAAGTAGTCTTGAAGTGCCTCTCTTCTATTTCCTCTATACTCTTGTGTTTTTATTGCTTTTCTAAGGGCGGCTGTAGCTTCTCTACTTTTAATCATTTCGTTAAGTCGTATTCGATTCAACTCAAAGTTTCTATCTTGATTATATTGAAGTTTTTCTCTCTCTAGCTTTCTATCTGCTCTGGTTTCCTTTCTATCTCGTAGCTTGCCTAATTCAACCAAAAGTGAAACTTCTGTTGCTCTATTTCTATAGGCTTGGGTATTTGCTTCTTGTTGTAACCTAAATGCAAAGTCTCTTTCTCCCCTTTGAAACTCTGATTCAGCCTGTCCTAATAAGAAACGAGTTTTTGCATTTTCGTTGTCTAATTGTCGTTTTCTTTCACCTATATTCATAGCAGTATCTAAATAACTTTTACCCGCTGCAGCCATAGTGCGGAGTACGTTAGGATCATTAGAAGCTAGAGCAGTTAGGGCCGCATTGAACAATGGCATCTGATCTAAAAATTTATCTTGTTTTTTCCTATTTAAACCTTGCTCATCTAAGAATTTTCGATAGTCTTCAAAAGGAGACTTCATACCTTCAGTTTTAGCTGCGGCTTCTATAGCGGTTGGTTTTGTATTTTTAAGGTCTTTTATTAAATTAGTTATCTGTTCTGAGATACTTTTATCTTCGGAAAATTGTATAGCCCCATCACCTTTTATTATTGCATTGGGGTTATTGCCTAATAAACTTTGTGCCAATCTATCTCGTACTTTAGCACTATCAGAATCTATAGTAGTGGTTTGGTCATCTACCGTTGGTACTTTTACTGTTCCTGCTTCTGTTTCTGGTTCCGCTGCGATGTTAGTATCTACTTCTTCTGTTCGCTTTACTTTTTTTGGTGCATCTGTACCTGTTTCTGTTTCTCCTACAATAATTGGATCCATATATTGTTGTGCACTTGCGAGCACTTCATCGGCTTTTGAACCTTTTGGTACAACTGGAAAAGTTGTTCTATCGTCTTGTGCTTCTAAAGCTAATCTTGCATCTCTCTCTTCAGTTCCTTCTCCAAAAATAGTTGATTTTCTGCCTCTAGGTGATAATTTAGGGTCACCTCTTTCTATTCGTCTGAATTCTTTTTCTCTTTCAGCTAATACCTCATCTGATATAAACCCACCTTGCTCTCTTATCTTGGCTACATCTGCTAAATTAGCGTCTATATTTTTTCTAAGGTCTTTTGCTCTTTTACTTTCTTTATTTTTAAGTTTTCGTAGGGAGCGTTCTTGTCTATCTATTACTTTTAGTTTAGCTAACAACTTACTATTAAGTTTTCTTTGGTCTCTTTCGTTAAGTGAAGGTGGCAACATGTTACTAGCCATACCTTCAGTTATTTTTTGATCTTCTTTTGCTCGATCTTCTTGTTTTTTCCTTTCTTCTGCTGCTAAGGCGGCACGATACGCATCGGTTTGTTGAGGTAGCATATTACTAGCCATACCTTCAGTTATTGCTCGGTTTTCTGCGTCAGTAACAGCTTGAGTTTTTGGTAAAGTACCACGAGCATAATCAAGCATTGATTGGTAATTACGCTGATCTGGAGGAGGAGAAGGCGGAGCCGCTAAAGGATAGTCTGCAGCTAAAGTAGTAGCAAGATAAGCGGGAGTTTTTGGTAAAGTACCACGAGCATAATCAAGCATTGATTGGGGATTTGTCTGGTCTGGAGGAGGAGAAGGCGGAGCCGCTGAAGAATAGTCCATAGTCCCTAAATTTTCTCTATCTATTTGCCTATCTATACGTCTTACATCCCCTGCTGTTTGGGCCGCAGGATTAGTAGAAAGTTCTTCATATATCTGTTTTATTCTTGGTTTTGGCTGTAAATTTTCAGGCTGTGCTAAAAGAGTATCTAACTCCCTTTGTAGTTCTTGGTAATAAAAAGGAGATTGTACAAATCCTCGGTTTTGGAATTTAATAACCCCACCACTTCGTGCTGCCATCGTTTGAGATGCCATTCTTTGTGCGTCTTGAGCTTGTTCAAACGCAGTAACAGCTCCGGGTATTCCTGCTTCTTGAGGTGCACTACCTACTTGATCTAAGACTTGTTGGGCTACAGTTGGTCTTTGCTGTTTAGCTGCGGCATCAGCCATTTGAGCTCGTTTTTGTCCATCTACCCTACGCTGTAATTCTGCCATGACCATATATAAAGGTATATTACCGCTTGGATTACGGACGTATTTTTTAAGATAGTCCATGCTCGCACCTTTAAGTTTTTCTGCCATTTCAAACTGACCAACCATGCTATGAAAAGGAGCAGCTGAAGGCATAGAAGAACCACCGTACCCACCTATTTGTTGGTTAGCACCTGCATTAGCTCGTAGTCTTTCGTTTGGAGATTTCATTACCATTACGCAGTCCCTCTATTTCCTAACATGTTATACGCCCCTAATCCCGCTAAACCTAAACCCAAAGCAGTAGAAAATGGGCTAGGAGAAGGCTGTCTTGATTCCGTACCATAAGGAGAAATAGGTTGCAGTCCTCTAATCATAGAAGAATAAAACCCAAGTTGTCTGTATGGGTAATCTTGTTGACGTAAGAAATCTTGATAATCTTGATCTAAATACCTTTGAGCTTCTGCTTGCCTTAATGTACCCGCACGTTCTAAATTTTGTAACCTTCTAAATTCTGCTTGTTGTTGGGCGGTTCCTAAATCACCTAGAGCTTGTGCTCCTGTTATACCTAAACCAAGTCCTCGTTGTCTTAATTCTTCAGCAGTCATACGAGCTGCTCGATCTCTCTCAAACTGTTGTTGGGCTTGTTGGAACGCAGCTTCTGAGCCTTTGGCTTGTATGTCAGATAGACGAGTACCTAAATCAGAATAAAGTTTACCCTCCATGAGTCCATAACGAGAACCACCGAATGCCCCTGCTTTTTGAGCTCGTCCAGCCATATCAGCTCTCATCTTCTCTGCTTCACTTGTAGCCTGTCTCTTAGCAATGTCAGTAACGGCTTGTTGATATGGAGACATATATTGAGCTGCTTGTTCTGCACCAAATTGTTGAGGTGTAAACCCTTGCATAGCCCCTTGGGTTGCTTGTAGAGCCGCTAATCCAGCTGCAGGAAAATAAGGAGATGCCCCCATAGATTCATACGCACTTAACGCTCTTTCCTGTGCTGGAGACATAGCTGCAATACGTTGCCCTTCATATGGGATGTATTCTTCCGCAGCATATTTCTGAGCTTGTTGGGCTATATCTCTTGCATACGGTACTAATTCTTTTGGCATTTGAGATTGATATACGGTCTGGCTGCCGCCCCCGCCACCACCTTTACTTCCACCATAAAAAGTAAAAAGCTCCATCCAAAATCGTGGATTTATTAAGTCATAAATTTTCATATCCATTGGCAATCTCTCTTATGCATCTCTAATAGAATTAAATCCCCACCGTCATCATGCATTCCTTCCCAACGCATTTTTTCTGTAAAACCTAATTTTATATCGTACTTTAACACCTTGTCATTCAAACTATTAACCACACCAAACACAATATCAACCCCACACTTATTAAAAGGATAATCGAAAGCAGCGGATAAGAGAGATTTGGGCGTGTACTTATACTCTCCCACACACGCAACATGCATTTGTACAGTTTTTCCAATCCAAGCTGTATACCCCACCACCCAGTCAATAGTGCCTCTTTTACTGTACCAAAGTAGTGATTTAAGGTCATTTGTAGGTTGTACCAGTGCTCTTTCATATAATATTCCTGCTGATAATTCTTGCGACTTTGGTTCTACTACCATTAAGCGGGCATCATTACACTTACGTCAATAGCTGGAGCTTGTTGCATTGTCCCCGTTCTAGCCTTTCTTATTCTGTCCATCATATCGTATAGTCTTTCTGCACCAGATTCGCTTGACCCGTTGCCTATACCGCTAACTACATCTGCGGGAATTATAAACTCTCCTTCAGACAAAGCTACTTTTTGCATATTGTCTATAGTCCCGTACACATTATCTGACATGCCATCCCCTGCACCACTAACCATGCCTTCTGATATAGTAGTCAGTCCACCTTCTTGCATCCCTATTGGTGGGCCATACTCACCCCCTCTAGTACCTTCAGTTTGTTCTACTTGAGGTTGATAATCTATATATCTAGCACCCTCTGGTCGATAGGGTATCAATATACCTCTACGGGTTAAATCTTCCATTTCCAATGCAGATAAATTTTTAGTAGGCATTAACCTGTATTCTGAAGGTTCAGACATATCCATTCTACCTGTAGATCCGGGTGGATTAACAAGTGTGTACATAAATCCTTCAGGAGCTTTTCGATCATCAAAAGAATCAAACCCAAATCTAGGTTCACGACTACCTATACCCCCACTACCAACAGCTACCGGAGCTACTCCATAGTCTTTTTCCCCCATGTCTGTTCTCATTGTAGGTTGCATGGGAGTAGGATTGTACTCAGGTAATGCTCCTAGCCCAGTATCATAAGAAGGATAGTTTGCTATTAAAGGAGCATATGCCATAAGCCCTAAGGAATCATCTTCTACAGGACTAGTAGGGTCTACTTCCCCACCTTCTTGCATTTTATTTACATAACCACCAGAAGCCCCATAGATACCTGACGGGTCAAAGTATTGAAATTCTCCTACATAACCCGGAGGCTTTCTTCTATATTTACGCCTCCAAGGTTCCGCTAGACTTATGCCATATTCTTCTTCTGGTTCTTCTTCTATAGGAGTAGATGCGTAAGCCCCCAACGCTCCTGCCCCACCTAAACCCAATGTGTCCCCATAATTTATGTTACGACCTGTTGCATCTTTAGGTAAAAAATCTTTTATACCTATTTTAGACTCAGGAATTCTTGCTTTATCGAGAAGACTAGCAGTACGACTCTTATCTACAATATCTACTGGATTTGCTACTGCTGCAGGGTTAGTAATAACTGCTCCTGATGGATTGATTGGAGGTGCATTTTGACTAGCTAGACCAATAGGAAACTCTGAACTTCTTGTTACAGCGTCAGTTAATTGCTGGTTTACGACCTCTGTTCCGCCCTCTACACCTGAAGGCACTGCTTTTCCAGCACCAGCGAGTTTAGACCCTAATCCATAAGTAAGTCCTGCGGTTAAGCCACTAGTTAAGGCTTCATCGGTATTACCCCCTGCTAGTAAAGTACCTAAACCTGACCCTACACCCGATAAAGCTGCTTTAGCAAAAACACTAGAGCCCGCTAAAGTAGGAGCCATCGCTGGAAGAGCAATAGACCCTGCAATGGGTAAAGCAAACCGTAAAAAATCTCTGAACTTAAACGCTTCTGGTAGCCCTGTCTCAGGGTTAATTGTCATCTGCCCCGGAGCTAAAGATGCTATTCCTGCTACTTCTTCGGGGTTCATGTGGACGAGCATGGAGTCCCCATACCGTCCTTTACTTGCTAATTCTTGTGCTGTTGGGTTCATCATGTCGCTACTTTCAAAGTTCCACTGTCATTATAAACGGTTCCTACGGCTAAACCTGACGCTGAAGTCGGTAAATTACTCAATATTATATGTGTTTTTGATGTTGCTGTGTCAAATTCTGTATCTACAATCACCCCACCATCGTTATCAAGTATCTGTAATCTTGCGGTTTGGAATATTTCTGGAGTGTCATAGCGAGTAAAAAACAATCTGAGCACACGGTTAAGCTCGTCTAAATACCTTCTTTCATACTGCATTGGTGGTGTAGGTAGTATTGGTATCGCCATTATCGTTTTCCGTCTGTTCTAATATCCATGCGTGGTGTTCCTAATTGCCACTTGGTTCCGATAGAGGAACTTCCATCAACTCTAAATTTCATCTGCCTACCTCTAGCTCGCACGTTTACAACGTCTGTGTATAACTCAGTAGGTGATAATGCACTTGCAGTAACCGATTTAGCGGTTTCTGTGGTATAGGATGCACCCGAAAAATTACGGGGTGTTAATGTCAAAGACACATCTGGGGCTGTAGCTGTAGACCCAGTAAACGAAAGATCAGGTATTATACGCCATACAAATCCAAAACGCTCGCCATCCCCTATATCAAAATCCGATGATTCTATATAAGAATTAATAGATGCGGCTGAAGTACCGGACAAATCGTCAATACCGCTTTCATGGTATAAAAGTCTGCTATTATAATCTGCTGCTATTGGGTTACTTTTCGATCCGCTGTCAAGCCAAGCACTTCTTGCCATAGTGCCAAAATACCATAGGTTTTCAAGATAGTTATATATGACGTAGGAATCTACACTATTAGAACCACTTGAGCAGTAAAACCACCAGACCTCATTAAACCCTTCATTCCCTCCTGCAAAAATTTGAAACTTTTGATCGACATTCATACCATCGTATACATAAGATCGTAGTGTAGACGGTAAAGCTCTAACCTGCCCATCGTATACATAGAATTTATCATTACCCATCCAAAAAACCAAGTTATTTGCAGTAAGAACTGAGTTGGGAGATATAATAGATATATTGTCAGCTATTAAATTAAATGTGAAAACATAGGGTAAGCCAACAAACTGCATTGAATATATAGCTGAATCTGTAAATATAAGTATTTCTTGTCGAGTTTGTATAGCAGTAACTATTTGACTACCTCTATCTAATCTATAATCACCTGCTGTATTATCAGTTCTTGGAACCCACATGGCTTCGTCTTCAGATGCTGACCATCTAATCTGTAGAGCATCAAATGCCCCACTAGCCCCACCAAATCTATCTGTACCTAGACATACAACGTGTCTTGACTGATCGGCTACTAAAATAGAAGTAGCTGTACGAGGTATGTAAGCCGCATCAAAACCTGTCGCACTACTAGTACGAGCACTTAAAGCTACTCCTCTAGTGCTTACGCCCGCTGATTTATCCCAGTAATAAACGCCTCCTTGATACACATTAAATACCAAATCTTCTCCAAACGTGTCGTGAGACCATATACGTAGCTGTGAAGCAAGATCAGCAACCCCTGTAGTTCCCCATGTAGAAGTAGTTGTATTTTCTTTGCGGATAGACACTGTGCCTCCCGCAGATGAATCAGAGCTATCAGGATCGTAGGTGACTCCATTTATTACCAAAGATATCGTGTATGAGTTAGCGTCTAGTTTAGTAATCTGAAAAGCTGTGAGCATAACATCCGTACAAGCGAAACCAGTTCTTCCATCTGTACCACTAAGATCAAAAGAAGTGCCTATAGAATTTATGTATATATAATCTCCTGTATCTAGACCATGCCCTGTATGAGTTACGGTAACCGTAGCACTACCCGCACTTACATTAAATGGGTCTGTACCTAAAGTTACATCTACATAATCAGGCCATGTACCAGAACCCCACCCTGCTGCATAACTAAAAGACTCTGGCCCTGTATTCAATTGATAATCTGCATCTGTAGCAGAACCGCCATTCCCAGAATCAGAAGCGTTAGCTGTAGCACTAGCAGTAAAAGTATAAACAGTAGAACTTAATATAGCCGTAATCTCATGCTCGGTATTTATTACAGCAGCCGTTATAAGCCCACCTAAACTGACAGCGTTAGATAAAGTTACATAATCTCCTACATTTGCCCCATGCCCTGCACTATCCGTAGCCGTTATTACAGCTGATCCATTGGTTGCAGACAGTGTGGTTGTATTTGAATTAGTTGCTCGTACAGGGGTAATATCATTAAATGTGCCACCTTCTTCTATATAATACTTTTCGTTAGTGCCTACACCCGTTAAGTTATCTCCATCGAGAGCCACCCAGTTTATAAGATTACGAGCTGTACCTGCGTATTGATTAGCCGATACTCTAGTCCACCCACCTATTTGTTCAGGAAATCCTGCTTTAAAACGTATTTTATCTGATTTGTACCAACCACCTTCATTAGAGTAATTAGATACTTCTCTATTAACCCCCGGCTTAAATTGTAGTTTCTGTAACATTTGTATTGTCTTCCTTTAACGCTCCACAACATTCACCTGTTTTATTTGTCAGTCTGCTGCCACAACATTTTGTTTGCGGTTCTTTTTGTAAACTCTCTTGCTTGTTGTCTTGTTTTAAATTCTTTAACTCTAGTTCCATTAGGTATCATCCAATTATTATTCATATGTACTATTCGCCAAACCCCAAATTTATCTATGTATACTTGCCACTCATGCAAAAAACCTTACTCCATCTTTATCAATAGTCAACGCATTTTTTCTAGGTTCTTCACCCGCTTCATTAGGCACAGATATATGCACCCAACTATCATATTCACATATTACTTGATCGTAACTTATACCTGAATCTACTATCTTTCTAACAGCTTCTCTAGGAGTATATCCTGATACACGTATATCGCTCGCACAACCTTTCATATGCTGCGAGGTATCTTTCGACCCACAGGCACGATTGAGCTCTTTGCATCTGAAGCCAGAATTTATAAATATAGGAGCATCAAACATATTTCGTAACTCTTGTAGCATATAAGCTAGTCGTCTTAAATTACTTAACTGCACATCATTAGGAGTATTATCTATTCCTAGCCTAGCAGCTGTTCCAGAAGCGGTAAGTTCTTCTAAAGTAAAATTAGGTGTTAGTTGCATCTAGTATTACCCTCCCATCTTTTTTGTAATAGGTCATTATTAAACAACATTGCTCTACTGGAATATCCTTACACCTTTCTGCTATTATTTCTTGAATACGAAAAGATAATTTGCCTTCTTTCATTAACGTATCTACTTCTAGTTTTAATTTTTCCCACCATGCATTTCTACTCTTAGAATGTGCTTCATTTATAGGGGGAATTCCCCAAGCTGCGTTTATACGATCTAGGGGTAATCTGCTTTTAACACTATCAAATATATACATAGCTAATTGAACCCTAACCTTACAGTGCTCACTTTTAACATCTTTATCCGCTTCTACCTTTATATTAATTAAAAAACTAGTAAAAGTAGTTATTATGGCTAAAACACCGATAGCAAATACTTGTCTACTCATAATGCTATAACTTCAGCATCCGTTTCTATCCATACCCTAGCTCCACACGGTAAAGGTCTATCAGGACTGTATATAACTTTAGATGCCCCTTTAATTTCTACTTCATTTGCGTAGGTATTAGTTTTATATGTCTTAACCGTAAGACAAGGTTTTCTTTCCCCTGTTTTATAGTTACTACGAATAACGTGCTGATTTACGTGTATTTTCTTTTTCATTTCTTATAGCTTCTTTTCCTTTTTTAAAAATGCTAGCTACTGTTGTTTTACCCATAACCTTTGCTCTTTGCTCTCCAACCGTAAGTATCTGTATTTTTCTAGCATAAGGTTTATTTATCTTTTTTACTTTAGCCACTGTAGCTCTTGCATCAGCAGGTGTAGCAAACTTAATGCTAACGGTGTCCTTTGGGTTCTCATCCGTATATAACCGTCTACCACTACCTTTAGGTTTTTTACCTGTTCCTACCTTTGGATCACGTTTCTTCATCGTCTACCAAAAAATTTAGTTGCACTTCTCACACCAAATGAAGCAGCCACAATCACTCCCAAGCTGTATTGATACCACGTTGGCATCATCTCTAATTGCTCGAATCCATTTTGCACTATACCTTCTGCACCGGGGATAAAAGCAAGTATTAGTGGAAGTGAAAATAGGATTGTCAACCATTCGTCTTTAAATGACTGTTGACTTCCTTGGGCCATGATCTTTTCCCAGTTGCCTTCTTGAAGAGCAGTTTGTTTATAAACCTCTGCCTCTGCCTCTGCTTTAGCCACAGCAACTTTTGTTTTTCCACGTTGTTTCTCCACTCTAGATTCAACAAAACTTCCCACTACAGAAGCTATTGGGTTAATTAAAGACTGCCACATTATGCTGTCCTCCTATATTTCCTAACTTTTTTAGCAATATTTTTAGGTTGTTTAACAAATTGTTTGCCTTTTTTGTTGCCTTTGGCTTTTGCTCTGTTAGTAGCTGCTTTTTCTGCAGGAGTTAGACTTTTCCAAGCTGCATCGGGCAAATACCGTTTTTTACCCTCAGACTTTTTACCATCTGAAGTCCTCCACTTTTGTTTAGTCCAAGACTTTAATGACCTTTGTGACTTCTTTAACGTCATGATGTGTATCCGCCACCTGCTTTTTTATAGGCTGAAGCAAGCATTTGGGCTTTGCGAGCACTCCATTGCCCCGGTTTCCCACCTTTTGATCCAGCTTTTATACGATTAAATAAACGCTTTCGCATAGTTGGCTTAGTATAATTACCAGCCTCGTTTACTCTACTTTTAGTTTTTTTCTTTTTCACTGCCATTTCGTTTACTCCATGCACTTGTTGCCATAAACGTAGCCACCATACCCAAATTAGTAATGCTCCAAACCTGTAAAAACGGAATAATAATATTTAGTCTTGCCTCTGATACTAAAGGGGTTAGTATTACAACCACACCTGCACATACTGACAATAAAGATACCCAACACATCTTTCGTTGCTGGTCAGACATTTGATCTGCATTTTCTATGCGGATCATCCGCTCTTCTCTTTTTAGCTCTTCGTCTGAAACAACCCCATCGCCATCAAGATCATGAATGGCATATCTGCTATCCGTTTCAAATTTTTTTTGGTCTGACAATTCTTTTACTCCAATCGAAAAATACTCACCACTTACCTGCTCGTTGTCCCATCCCTATAGCCATGTCCACAATAAACCATATCATAAAACCACCAAAACCTAATATAGCAGCAATTGTTCCATAATAAACTATGTTATCAATACGTTGTTTCTTTCTAGCTATCTCCCGTTCCCGTTCTAATTTTTGCTCCCGAATCATCTGTTGTCGGGTGCGTAAAAAATCCTTCCAAATCTGCCCTCCATCTGGGTATGGCCCCCATAATAACTTTTGTTTTATGTCAGCCAATGCTTGCTTGGCATTACGCTCTGCGGTTACTATATCCATAGCTTGTTGCGACAGCGACTTACCCTTCTTCCCCTTTCCTACTTCTTTCTTTGCTTGCGATAGTGTTTCTGTATGATCAAACAACTTCCCTAAGTCTTTGGTAACCTCATTAACATCTTTTGCTGCTGCGATGCCTTTCTTTACAAGCTCCGTAGCGGTTTTTACTCCCGCTATAGCTAATCCAATACTTGCTGGATCTAACATTATCCATCCTCTTTACAAACCCTCTTTATCCCTAACCAGTCTAAGTTTAGTAGCCTCTTCTAAAACTTGATGACTACTCTCATTAGCTTTTACCATCTCATTTCTAAATGACTCTACAGCTGCACCTGTACTTCTTTGCTGCTGAGAGTTTTCTACAAGCAAAACCGGAAGCCATCCTACTGCACAGCCCCAGTCATCTATTTCTTCTCCAGTATTAGGATTATGCCCCCTCAATTGCGTAAACCAAGCACATTTCAACTCTATACAATCTTTTTTAATTAAAGGACAAAAAGACCCTGCTTTTAATTTCATTAAGCATCCTTAGAGCAAATTATTACGTCTATGTAATTAACCCCTACATTTGTTGTACCTGATCCCGAAAAACTAGAAGTAGCTGATAACGCAGGTATGCTGTGCGTATGTGCTGTAGAAGATGCTTTTGAGGTAGATTCAGAACCTGATGTACTTGACCCCGATCCACCTGTAGCACCTGTAGTTTTACTGTTTACTCTTGTAGTAGAATCCCCTCCTCCAGCACCATCTGTATTTTCTGAAGCCTGTACACCCGCATGTGTATATACGTAGTGAGTGTGACCGGGAATATTTTCTATAGTAAGGGCTGTACCACCAGTAGTTCCTGTGCTTACAGATGTAGACACACTACCAGATACTGTTACCGCCCTACTTGTAGCAAATGCTGTAGTAAATGCTACACTACCACCTGATCCTCCACCTGAACCACTGACTACTCGTAGAGCTTTATCATTATGGCTAGTAGATTTAGTCCAACCAGTGGGGGCCGCAGATTGGTAAAATAACATTACCGAACCAGTAGGTATAATAGGAGAAGACACCCAAGCAGACCCATTAGACCGTAATACATTACCACTTGTACCTGCAGCTGTTAACCCTGTACCTCCACCCTCCGGTGCTAATGCTGCCCCTAAATTAGTTAAGCCCGCAACTACATTTGTGCCGTCACAAAATACTAAGACTTTATCTCCATTAGCAATAGTTACCCCTGACCCAGAGGATGTTTTAAATACAATAGATTGACTGCCAGAAGTAGCGTTATCAACTACATACAATTTTTCTTTAGTGGGGCAAATAACATTTCTAGAGGCAGACAATGTGCCTGTCAGTTTAATTATCATTTGTCTTGCTTCGTCACTGACCCCACTATTAGCTGTTAGGGTGTAATTAGCATCTGACATAGACACTGTAGCGTGTCCTGCTATAGCTTCCTCTATAAGAGTGCCTATATTTACGTTTGTAGTTGTACCCCATGTACCCGACTGTTCGCCTGAGCCTATGAGTTCTAACCGTAATCTATCCGAATATGTACTTGCCATTTTTTATCCTATTAAGAAGGTATTTCCGTCCAAATTGTACTAGGTTCTGTTATTTCCGTCCAACTACCGGAAGGGCCGTTTGATATCTCTGACCACTGTCCATCTGGGCCTTCTGGGACAGTTGCAAAGAATCCCGCAATACCACCTTCACCTGCGGTTATAAGTAATCCATCAACACTAATTCCAGCACCTCCCCCCGGTGTTACATTATTAGTAGCAGAAATAACAACACCTGCAGTAGTAACTGTTATATTTCCTGTTCCAGTAAGAGTAACGCTTGCTACCCCAGAAGTAATAGCCCCTGCAGTAGTTAAAGTAACCCCTGCCCCACCAGCAACTGTAACGCTAGATAACCCAGATGTTATTGCACCTGCAGTAGTAACTGTTATATTCCCCGCCCCACTAGGAGTAACACTAGCAACAGATGAAGTTATAGCTTGTCCTGTTAAGGTTATCGCCCCATTAACATTAAAGTTACCATCTGAAAAACCTGTAGCTGAATATTGGGGCGTACCAAACATTTATTCATCCAAACTGTTTAAATATATTATATAAATTAAAAGTATTACAAACCCTACTAAAGACAATCCCGCCAAAACCAAAAAAACCACTTCTCCAAACAGCAACACCTTTGAACAACTCAAATTTGTGTCTTACTCACTGCCGTCAAATAAGCAGTTTTTACAGAGTCCGTGTGATGCTCCGCAACTAGAGCTTTTATCTCATCACTCTCAGAACTTGTGTCATCAAGAGGCGAAATAGTTCGCCTGTGTATCGCACCGTCTGTCTCCTCTCGTATCTCTATAAATTTAAACTCTCCAACCACTCTTGTTGTCACATTCATTTGTCGTTTTCCTTATGTTGTGAAATACCTCAAACTGAGCATAAAGTCGGTGTTGTTAGCTAAAAATTGTGCTCCTGTATTCACCTGCAAAGTTGACCCCCCAAAACTTGTTGCAAGAGAAAAGCTGGCGGCATTGGCCGTGGCAATTGCATAAACTTGATTTGCCGTAATTGTTCCAGAACTCCCCGCAAAGTTTAACCCGTAATGCAAAAGCGTGCCACTTGGCACAGAATGGTTACTGGCCGTAAAGGGCAGACTTACAAGGAACGTACCCGTTCCCGACCCCAAACTTGTTAAAGTAACCCGACAAGTGATATGGCATATACGTCCTATTTTTGTGTAAAATCCAGCACTGTTCGACTGTGTGGTACTAGAGCCACCTACTGTAGCGGTAGCCGTGAACGTCCCCTCTTCGTAATCGTCCAAAGTGTTCGCATCTGAACTAGCAACTTGCGTGGCTGGAAACGCCACGCCTTTGGCGACAGTTGCAATTTCTGCCAGTGTAACTTTTCCATCGGATGCGATGGTTATGGCATCCGTGTCAGACGCACTACCAATTGTTTTCCCATCGCCAATGACGAGATCGTCAGCTATGGTCAATAGTCCTGCGGAACTTAGCGACATTTTTTCAGCCGCCGCCTCAGAACTCGCAGTCTTAAAACTCAACTTAGTAGCGTTGCTACTGCTACTGAAGTCGCCCTCGGATACAGCCTCAATTCCTGCTGCAACCAACAATGCGTCGGTGCCTGTGCCCTCGTCAGGAGCCTGAAAATTTATTACTCCCAACTTATCATCAGCAGCAATATCAGTATCGCCAGTTTGTAATAATAATGTTGCCGGACTAGAACTCGTGGCTGGGTTTTTAATTGTTAACTTGGTAGCAATGTTCAAATCAACTAATAAATCGTAAACAGCACCACTAGACCCAGCACCGTCTGTGGCAACCATTTTCACGTCGCCATTAGGAATAGTAATAGTAGCACCTGAGCCTTGTTTAATTGTTATAGCTTTACCGCCTGTGGTGGCGTTTTCTATAATCCAAACTTTAGATAATGTGTTTGGAGCAAGGGTCACTTCTCTATCTGCACTAAGTGAAGTAGAAGTAATTTTCAAATATAAAGATCTTGCCTCATCTGTTGCACCATCAGCTACTGTAATAGTAGTATTAGCATCACTGCCCAAGTTTTCGGTGCCATAGCTAAACGCTTCAGCAATCAGCTCTAGGTTAGTATTGGTGACATTTCCCCATGTACCAGAGGCATCACCTGTTGCCATCTCATTGAGTCGTAAATCATTTACATAACTACTAGCCATAACTAAACTCCTAGTCTATCCTAATTATTGCATTTGTTCCTGCTGCTGGAAATACAATTTTGAATGTCCCACTAGAAACTGTAAAGTCACCACCAAAATCTAAAACAGCTATTGCTTTATCTCCATTAGTGTCATTATAAATCAATGCACCTCGTGCAGTAAAACTAGCTGAAGTCCATGTTGGATCATCAGCATCAAAAAAAGCTGTAGTGCCAGAGGTTGAAACCGTAGTGCTAGTCAAAGCAACTCCCCCAGCAGTATAACCACTACCACTAACTTCGTTGCTTGTTGAATAAGCTGTGGTACTAGCACCAAGACTCGCACTGCTAGTAAACAACGCCACTTTAATTGTATCTGATGCAAGGTCATGCTGTTCGTCTAAAATTTCTGATTTAAACGAAGTGCACATTGCTTGTGTAATTGCCATTAAATCCCTCCGCTGTATTCTGCCGTGTAATCACGAGCCATTTCTTGTTGAAACAATTGTATTGCCTCGTCAAACTGTCCTTTATATAATTTTAGCGTTTCTCCAGCTTTAAGAAAAGCTGAAGTTTCATATAAAGCACCAGAGAGTAGTACATTCTCTGCATTATCTCCTATCCAAGTGTTAGTATTTGATGAAGATAAACCTGTTTCTGGTGATATGAAGTCTACCTGATAAGAAAGAGTAGCACTAGGAGTTGGAGCTAAAGTTATTACTGTGCCTGAAGTTGTAGCATTTTTAGTGCTGTACATTATTGGTGTACCTGTTGTTGCTGAGTTTTTCCAGTAATCTCTTAAATAGGAATCTATTCTATGATCTAAATAATTAACATTACTACTAGAGTCTGTTAAAGAAACCTGACGTATCATCCTAGCATTAGCAACAGTGTATTCCGAAGTTCCTACAACAAATGTTCCTGTGACTGAGTTTCTGAAACAAGGTAAGCTCGGCAACTTTTGGAAAATCATTTCTTCAGTCTGAGCAATTATTACATTAATAGAGTCTGATAGCTCAGTTGAATCGTCCTCTATAAAATTTTTAATATTAGCAACCAATTCTGTATAATTCATATTAACGTCCCCAAGTTCCAGAACCCCAAGTGTCTTCACCCCAAGCTCTGTTTGTTTCTATCGAAACGCTGCCAACCGCACCTGTACCAGCAACTCCTGTTTCAGTGATAGATGCTTCTGGAACTTCTGTTCCAACCGCACCTGTAGCAGCAACTCCCACCTCTGTAATTGAGGTTTCAAATGTTTCTGTCCCTATTGCTCCCGCACCAGAAACTCCTGTTTCAGTTATAGATGCCTCTGGGACTTCTGTTCCTACTGCACCTGTACCAGCCAGCCCTGTTTCAGTGATAGATGCCTCTAGTGCTTCTGTTCCCACTGCACCTGTAGCAGCAACTCCTGTTTCAGTGATAGATGTTTCAAGTACTTCTGTTCCCACTGCACCTGTACCAGCCAGCCCTGTTTCAGTTATAGATGCCTCTGGTGTTTCTGTTCCTATTGCTCCAGTGCCTGCAACTCCACTTGGCTCTGTGTCCGTAGATATAAGCAGATCTGTTCTAGGGTCAAAACCAACCCCACCCACAGCATTTACTCCTACTCCTGGACGCAGTCTAGGGTCAGTAAATATATCTCCATAATTATAACCTACAAAAAAACTTACATCATCAGGATCAGAACTCGGTCTAGGCTTAAAGAGTGATGTTGCATCAATTACATTCCTAGGAGGTCTTAGTTGAGGGTGCTTTTTATCATACTCCTCTGGCTCAACTCTTAAACCTTTCCAAGTAGTCTTCAACGATTTATACGGCACTTTAAATCCACTAATATCGCTCATAGCGACTGATTTTTTGCCTTTTGCGTATTTAACCACTTAGCTCACCGATATTGTAAAATTTCCTATTGTGCCTTTTGCAGCAATGCCGACATTTATTTTATTTCTATCTTGTGTTAAAGAATAATTGTAGCCTACAAAAAAAGCAACCTCTTCCTGATCTGCATCTGCTCTAGGTTTAAAAAGTGCAACAGCATCTATTATATTTTTCCTAGGAGTTAACTGAGGTTGTTTGTGATCGTACTCTTCTGGTTCAACTTTCAGCCCATCCCAAGTAGTTTTTAGTTTCCTATACGGAACTTCAAAACCTGTGATATCACTAATTGCTACTGATTTTTTGCCTTTTGCTCGCCTAAGCATACTATGATAAATTTAACCCTGTTGGACGAATCCTCATACTAACACCATCATTGTCTGTAGAGGCTGCAAATTCAAAAGCCCTTTCATAAACTTGGTTAAGAATATCAAATTTTTCTGGTTGATACTTCATAGCTAATTTACTTGCTAGTCCTGCACAAATACAATCCGACCACCTATAGGGCACATCTGCATCTTGATTAGACTCTGTGATATCTTCTAATTGGTTTATTGACCAATAAACTAAACTATAAGAAGTGTCTTCAGGAACTTGCCATATGTAAATTACAGGTGTGTACTGTTTATCAATCATATACTGACTAGGCTTACCAGAAGAGCTTTTATTAGGCAGTTGATTATAGTCTGCTATGCTAATTCTTTCTACAGAAGTATCTGTTGTTGTGCTACCAACCGTTTCTCTCACCACAACATCAATTAAATCTATTGTACCAACAGGCAAAGTATAATTTTTCGTGTCTGCTGCAAGGCTAAGAGTATTATTCTGAACAGCCCAATAGTTTATACCTCTATTGGACCATTCGGAAAAAAGCATGTTTAAACTGCGTCGAGCTGATTCAGCATGATAACCTGTGCGAGTTTGAGCATCAATACCACAACGTTCGTATGCTTCGGAAATTATTTCCTCTACATTAGGTCTAAATGCGACTGTGCCTGAAGTTGTCATTAGTATTGCTTTATTGCTCGGATAACAACTTGGTAAGCATCACCTGTTGCACCTGCACCAGTAGTGGTAAATTTTATATCGCCTGTACCATTAGTTCCATAACCAGAGCTCGTAGGCAACCCTCCTAATGTAGAAAAGTTTTGGTAACCGCTTTGCCCTTCTGTTAAATGCAACATAATAACGTCTGTGTCTGCGTCAGCCAACACCTCTACAGTCATTGCGGATATAACCCACCATATTTCTGCTATCCGAACTCCTGTGCAAGCACTACCATCTGCACTATTACTTAACCCAGATACATCTATTTTAAGCACAGCACTTTCATTACCTGTGTCAACATATTGATACTGAAAAGCGTAAACGACCTCACGAGTGCTTTCTGATATTTTAGTTGATGTTGTAATGTCTGCCATAATCTATCCTCCTTACTAAGAAGCGTCAGAAGAACTAGATAGCCCAAAGAATTTCATAACAACAGTAGTATCTGCTCCGGGATCTCCAGAGAGAACAATCTCAACCTCATCTGCTGTGGCAGTGGCTGCTGTAGTAGCTCCTCCAGACATTCCTAAAACGCCATTGCAAGGGAAAAACCCTTTAAATCCCACTGAGTTTACTGCAGCTGAAATACCGTCTACAAATCCATCCGTATCGGCATCTGTGCCTATGTCTTGTAAATTAACAGCATTAGATGCAGCTCCAGTAACAGCTATCATTACACCCATTGGGATAAAATTAGAAGGAATACCAATAGCAGATTCTTTGCCTGTGGTATCACCGTCAGCAACGGTTACAGTTGCCACATAGGTTTCCATAGACATTGTATTAGTAACAGCTCCTGTTGTGCTGTTAGTTATGATGGCATCGAAACCATCTTTGGACCGCACTGGTCCTGTGAATGTAGTATTAGCCATAATTAATCTCCTGTCTTGGCTATTGTCAGCTTTACGCTGTCAGAAGTTAAAGATTAAGGGGAAAGGCTATTGCCTTTCCCCTTATTTTGTTATGCAGCTCCTTCGGAACCAAAAAGTCCACGCCAATCAGTAAACCCGAAAGAATATCTTTCACGCACTTTATAGCGTACATTCCCTGTTTCAAAGTCACCTTCCATGCCCTTTTTAAGAGGAGAACGTTGGAACATTTTTAAGCCATCAGGAACATCAGTTTTGACGAAGAATGCATCCGAGTCTGAAAGTCTACGCATAATATGGTAGCCTTGTGGTAAGTAACCACCAGACCTAATAGCATTGATGTCGTTATCAGCTGTGCCTGTTCTAAGCTGTGACTCTAGTAACCTTTCTGCCACAAAAGTGTAAGCAGTTGGGACAATTAACATTGTGCCTTGTGCAGCAACCCTAAGTCCACGATCGTCTTTCATATCAGCAATCTGAATAAGAATAGACTCTAGTGAAGTTTCGGAAAGGTCTGCAGCAGTAGCCAATGTGTTACTTTGGTTCCCGTTACGAGTTGGATGAGATGTGCTTAAAAGAGTCACCCCATCACCACCTGTAAAGCCAGCAGTTGTTGCATTGTTAAGAATATTTGCTGCTTTAATTTCTTTAGTTGCTGCCATTGAACGTGCTAATGCTTTTGTGTAACGAGAAGCAATCGATCCATACTGGCCATCCTCTTCTGCCTCTTCTGTTATACTGAAAGCTAAAGCGATTGTTTCATGCTGATAGCGTGCAGTCCATTGCTGGCTTGCAGTATCATATGATATAGCAGCACCTTCATTCTTAACCGGAGCATTACCAAACCCCTCTAACAAAACATCTTCTTCAAATGCTCTGTTTGAGCTATTGGCTTCGAACACCGGAGCGTGCTCTGGTGGATAACTATCATACTCAAGACCGAAGAGGGTGTTCAATCCTGGCTCGAGCATTTTAGCAAATTGAGCTCTATTCATTGCCATTGTTTATACCCTCCTATTAAATGCCAGCACTGTCTTTTAGAAGATGCTCGTTTATAAGCACTTCCATGACAGCGTTGGTTCCAAAAGAATTTTCAGGAGCATCATACAAAGCAATAATTTTAGCTGTTGCTGCACTATTAGCCATTGTTCCTGAAATCTCAAAACCCGATATCCCTGTTGTAGTAGAACCAGTTCCTGCCACTACATCTGCACAGTTACCAATATTAGTTTGTGCTGGACTGCCAGCTGATTGTACTTTAAATACAGTATATGGGTCGTCATAAATATAAGCAATTATGTCAGTAGCTGTTGTGCCTGATGGCCAATACTGACTGTATACATAACTACCATCGGATGCGGTGTAACTTACCCCACCAAATACTCCAATGTTATTAACCTCTGTTGCGGTGTGAGGTGTAACTTGGCCATTCGCATCAATAATACACAAATCACCTGTAAAAATGTTTTCTGCTAAACCTGATGCAATGGTGTATTTATTGGCTCTTGGGGCAAATCCACTCATGGTTCGTACTGGTACGAAACCAAATGCTGCGTCTACATTTGCCATTACTTTTTTCTCCTAAAGCAATAAATTAATCATTCATGATCGATACATCTTGACCACGACTCGTTGTTGTTTGCCTATCTTGCGATATTGGCAACCCCGAGCGTCTTCCCAATTTTTCCAGATCGTTGGCGACGGACTCATTTTGCTCTGCGTTTTTACCGGAGTAATAGTCTTTCATTGCTCTGTGTTTTTCCACAGGCATTTCGCACAGCAACATTCCTTCAACACCAATACAACCTGCCCATTGACCGTGATTAATAGTTGGGTATCTCTTATCACTCACTGTGTCCGAGGGACGTGGGTTCCAGCCTGCACGCATACGTTTATACACGTTGTCTGGAGTTTCTTTACCTTGAATCGAGGTAGCAATCCACCTTTGGACCATTCCTTGTCGAGGTTCAGGAGCATCCAATAAAGAGGGTGGTTTCCATGCAGTTTCCTGCCGAGCCTCTTCTACTCGTATGTCTTTTCTAGTTTCGTTCGCTCTTACATTTCGTCTAGCCATTAGTTGTTCCTCCTTGATTGATTTCTAACTTCTGCTTCATATTTTTTTAAAGCATCCTGATCTGTTATACCAAGCTCTCTGGCCATCCTAAGTTGATCCTGCGTTAAACGAACTCTGTTACCTTTATAAACACCAGCTGAGCCACCAGCAGTGGGTGCAACAGGCGGTCTACTTTTTGCTCGCTTTGGTGTTTCTTTAGGATATATTAACTCTGGATATATTTTTCGTAAACGATTATTTAATTCTTCGTAATATTCGGAGGAATTTTTATCCAAACCTTCCAGGTCTAATTGAACGTCTATGGCTCTTGCAGCAGCAGTTTCTTTCTCAAAACCTGCAGAGTTGAACCATTCATTTTCTCGCCACCAGCTCATTGCTTTCTGTGGAGGTGCTGGTTCGTTAGATCTTGGTTGAGCAGGAGGTTGCTGTTGTTGTGTAATTTGTGATTTCTGCAACTCGTTAACTCTAATCGCAGCTCTCATGTCAGCCAACTGCTCTGAAAAATTAACTTGAGCTTCTGTGTCACCCTCCTCTACAGCCTTAGTTAGTGCTGATCTGGTTTCTTGGTAGCGTTTTTGAAAGTTGTTTTCGGCTTGGTGCTGAGTGCCTTTTTCTAAACGATCTAGTCTAGCCTGCAACTGAGAGTATTGTTGCTGGAGTTCAGCAGTCTGTTGCTCAGCAGCTTTACGCTCTGATATTAATTTTTTAATTCTTTTTTGTACCTTTGCTCCATATTGCTCTTCAGTCGTTTCTTGCTCCACTTTTTGTTCAGGCTTTTGCTCTTCAGCATCGGTAATTTCAATCTGAAAATCCTCTTCTGAATTTTTTTGTTCTGCAACCTTACTGTCTATTTCCTGTTCTATTTCTTTTATCTGATCTTCAGCCATAACAATCTCCTAATTAATATAAGAGGTTATTTCAGCTCCTTCGGGAAGGATAGAAGTGACCTCGTCATCGTTTAATAAAAGCATTTTCTGGCCATTAACAATAAGTTTCTGACCTGAATATTTGCCATAAGTAATATCATCACCAACTTTTGGAAAATTACGAGATTTCCAAACTGCACCTGTATCTCTTTCTCTATAAGCTAAATCACCCATAGCTAAAATTGTACCATGTGCTGTTAGATACTCTTCTGCTTCGATTGCTTTGGTTGGGATCACAATACCACCTTGGGTATGTTTTTTTGGTTCATTGGGCTTTACTAAAATTTTCCAGCCCATTGGTACTGGTAAATCATGTTGATGAGACATGTTATTCATCCTCTTCGTCTAGTTTTTTAATAAATTCGTCAATAATGTCACAAGCCTGTTGTAAGCCTTCTGCCACCCCGACGTTTCTCGTATAACCATTAAAATCCGTCATACGTCCTGATACCATATCATTTGCTATCGTTGTTTTCTGTTCCTGGAGCTTCTGTTTCGCCTTCCTCATCACTTCCGTTAGTGTCATTGTTTACCTTTCCGGAGATGGAAACTCCTGTCACATGAACTTCAACAACGTCATTATTAGTATTTTCCACCTTTTTTCCTCATTGGCTTTTTAACCATCTTTTTCATTGGCTTCTTTTTTTTCATATTTCCATATTTCATTTTACTTCCTTTCGATATTAATGATGAAAATTGACTACGGTTCATATTATATATTACTTTCTATAAATTATTCGTCTTTTGTTAATCCAACACCTAAACCACCAACGCCAAAAATTTTCATCAGCTGGCCTAAAACACCAACAGGTGGTTCTTCAGATATTTTATCCATGGCTTGATTGTACTCGTTCAGATCCATAGCATCCTCAAAGTCCAAAGCCTGCATCCTTTCACCGTAAACAGGAGTATCAACAGGCAGGTCTTTTAACTTTTCTTGTAATTGGTAAAATTTATCTCTCGCTGATCGGTCTTCAAAATCAATAAATCTCTGATCAGGATTCATTTTAAAAACACCATAAGGATAACCCAACTCACTCATGGCTCGAGTGCGATGGCGACCTTGATGCCCTTTAATGTAAACTGCTGGTGCTTCAGGAGTTACACTGTAACGCAAAAAAGGCATATAGTCTAGTAAATATTTTTGCCTTTCCTGACCGATCATACTCAACGCATTGTCCATTTTTGCCTGATCAGACTCTGGTAAAGGCATTGCGAGTTTTCTAAAATCTGACGGAGCGATGGTAACAACTTGTGATGGTACAACTGTGCCTTCTGGAGTGACTGTTGGAGTAAAAGCATCGTAAAGCTGTTGGGGTTCGTAAACATCTACCAGCTCCGGATTCTCATCTATAAAACGCTGTAAACGAGGATCTATGTACTTTTCAGCCAACTTTTTATCAGCTTTATTCTTTATAGACTCTAAGAAATTACCCAGCTCTGGTCGGGTTGCAAGCAACTTCATTGCTCTGGTAACTCTTGCCATTATTGAGCTGGCTCCTCTTGATCTAGTGTCGATAAAGCTCCAGCACCTGCTGCGGTTCCCACAGCAATATTAAATAAGGGTTGTCCTTGCTTAACAGCTTTTTTCATCTCTGGAGTAATTCTAATCAGAGTTACCGGAAGGTTTGATTCATCCATTCCTGGCTCGTCTCCAAAATCAGCTCTCCCAATCTCCCCATCCGTTAATTCACTATTATATTTTTTAGCATACTTTTGTAAAACACTAGGGATTTTACGATCATAAACCGTTTGATACATTTTTCTGTAAGCTCCTTGGGGAGCTTCTTTTGTTGCTGGACCTGGACTCCATTTTGTAACTAAAGTTTCTGATTTAGGAACCATGACATAAGTATAGCCTTCATCGACTGCTTGTCTCATAAGTTTCTTCAACGCCAACTCGTGCCAAGTATCTTGCCAAGGATTGGGAACATCGGAGTTCGGTTTTGTGTGCACACTTCCTATTTGAGTTAGTTTTGCTGCAGCAGAAGATAATTTCTCAGCTAAACTATTCTTGTTGGTGTAATCAGCCGAGCCAACGAGCGTGGGAAAGGTTCTGTGATCGTAGGAGTCAGGAGTTAGTTTGCTGTCGCCATAAATAATAGACTTCAATCTTGGATTTTTTAAAACCTCATCAATCTGATCTCCAGACAAAACAATTTCATTCAGACTTCGTATCATATGCGTAATTGCATCTGATACGTCATCGGCAAACATAGCAGTATAATATGGTGCAGAAGGATTTGATTCCGCCATACTCGCATTTTTAATTTTTTTCGCAGCATATAAAATTCCTTTTCGATAATTTGAGTGGTGGCGAGCATCTACGCCTAACATTTCAAATGCCTCTGCCAAATATTCAAGGTCATCTAACAACGGGAACACATCTCCTTCCATAATTTTTGTTCTTTGCTGTCGTCTGCTGTTTGCCATTGCATGATCCGATTGCAGCTCATCACCGTATAAAATTGTAGCGTTTGGCGAAATACTGTCGTCTGCTGTTTTAACAGGAGCATTCCAGTCAGAAGCCATCACACTCGCCACCACAGTATCCTTTGGTTTGTTAAAATGACCTTTTTTAAATTCTCCAACTTCAGGAGAAGTTATTAAAAATTCTCTTCTATTTTGCTGTGGTGGCATCATATATTCTTCTTCATCAATCTCTACCAGATCAGACAAAGCATGCTCATCCATCCACTTTAATCCTGTTGATGCGGCACCATCCGTGTACCCTTTTCTGTCTAAAAACATTCTTGCTTGGACTCCAGCTTCTGCTAAAGTGCTTGCAGTGAAATCTGTCAATTGCTCCCCATCCGTCGTTTTTATATAATACTTTCGGTCCATGGGGTTGGAGGGGTCACGCTCTCGGACCATAGTAAGGACGTGCTCACCATGAATCATTATCGCAGTTTCTCCTGGCTTTCCACGGTCAAGATCAAATTCAAGCTGGTTTCGGTCTTCGATTTCGTCGATATCTCTGTTTTCAACAACATTAACCGTAAATCTCTTATCATTAAGATGCTGTGCAAATTTTTCTTTAGTAAATTCAGAATCTAAATTTAGATCCATTGCTTTTATTTCATTATTGAAGGACTTTACAGGATAACCTTGTTTTACAGCCTGCGACCTCATCTCATTAACAAAATCTTGCCCAGTCCCCTTACCACGTTTAATTAACGGGATTGTTTCCTGTACAACGCTGTAAAATCCTTCTTGGTCTTGGTAAGGCAAATTAGTTAAAGCACCTTTGGGACCACCAGGAACTATGTTAAGTTGATTCAATCGTGATAATTGTGACAGTGGACCTTTTAATTCTGTTGGTTTGAGTTTTTCTGATAAATTTTTTGCAAACTCTTTTACAGCAGGGTTTTTCAGAGCTGTAACCATTGGCTTACCCAGCACAGTTGCTTCGACAGCCGACAACCCTAAATCAGCCATTGGTAAAATAGGTGAATAAATCGGATCCACTTTAGGATCTATTTCTTTTAAATCTCGGTATGCTTGTTGACCAGCAAACAATAAACCAGCCGGAGTAAAGTCCAAAGCTCCAATACCACCTTGTGTTAAAGGTGCATTAATATCGCCAACAATATACCTAGCAGCACTTTGTGCTTTGTCACGTGGTACTCCTGCTTTGCTTATTACATTACGAACAAAATCACGAGTCGTGTCTTGAACAGAAGCTGGTGGCAACTGGGTTAGCTCTGCTGGACGTTCTGGTTCTGGTTCTGGTAAAGGTTGTAAATCTATAGAGGTTGGTCGAGGCTTATATCCAGGAGCTACAACCTTGGCCACAGGGTCAACAAACTCTTGGTAAACTTTATAAAAAGATTCTGGTAAAATCTTAGCCATCAATCACACTTGACCTGCGGAAAGGGTGGCAGCAAGGATTTGCAATACTTCTTGAAAGCCTTTATCGAGTTTTTTGGCCAATTGAGCAAACTTTTTAGGACTAATCTCGTTGGACTTTATTCCTCGCTTTTCTAAAAAACTTTTTGCTGCTCGTATTTCTGCCTGTGCTACTTTTTTAATTTTCGCTTTCGCCATTAGTTGCTCCTAATAAATTTAATCCACCTACAGGCACAACTGCCTTTAATATATTACCTGATTTTGCATCTTCAGGGTTGAACTTGCCAAATATAGACCTTACATCTTCAGGGTAAAACAATCCAACTGTTCCTGGCTCACTCGTTTTATATCCTCTAAAGCCTAATTTTTTAAGAACTTTTTGTACATCTGGATCTTCTAGATATTTGTAATTTCCTTCACCAATTTCATTAACATATTGAAGCCAAGCATAATCTCTATAATTTTTTTTTGAAAAAGCAGATCTTAAATTAGTTTCTAATTTTTCCATTTGCTTTTTATTTGTAAAATCAAATATTTTTCCTTTTTTTATTTTAACAGGGTAGGTTGTATAAGGTTCAAATTCCTTATCTCCAAGCTCATCAAATGAGTATCTGGCTTCTTCTAATTCTTCCAGTATGTCTTCAGCATATGTAGGGTCTGATGTAAAATATATGGCACCTCTTGTTGCTCTATCACCAAAGGATGATGGGTAATCGACTTCAAATTTTTCAATATCTGGGTTTGGTGAAACATGGTAATAGGTCTTTTTGCGAAAACTTTTTAAAAAGTCAGAAGCATTCTCAATACCTTCCTTTGCTAATTTTTTAAGAACACCAGCCACAACTCACCAAGCCTTGCACGACCAGTAACGTGCCTTTGTTTTTGGACCAGGATTATCGCAGTTGTGTCTTGAGCGGAAATTACTCCTACGACCTTTTTGGTTTTTCTTAATACGCATATTCGGATCACCAAACGTCACACGCTTCACCCTATCCCCATCCATGACGTAAACCACGCTTTTCTTTTTCCCATAGCTGGTTTCCCCCTTTCTAATTCTTCGAGGGTTGTTGAGCTTTACTTTTTTGCCTTTATACTCTGCCATTAACTTTTGTGCACCTTTTGAATTTCAAAACTTGCTTTAGTGCTTGCTCCCTTATGCGGTTTGTAACCACCTGCCGGATTTTTCATTAACTTATAACTGTTACCAGATTTCATCCAGTGGAAACCTTTTGGTGCTTGTACGGATTTTTTCATGATCGTTTTCTCCTAACAGTTTTTGCTGCTGATTTAAAATTAGCCTTTGTTGGTGAGCCTTTAGCTCCTGGTTTTTTCATACGCTCACCAGACCCAGCTTTGATTCTTTTACGCTTTGCGTGTATGTTTGCGTATAGTCCTTTTTTCATGTTTTCTTCTTTTTCAATAAATCTGCGTCAGCTTTTCTCGCACCACCCTTACCACTCACAAAACTATTAACCCTGCCTCTAGCCCAAGCAGTCATACTCACATTTTTACTACCACTGCTCAAATAAGCACCTTTGCCTCGGTTCAGAACATTTTTCAGCTGACCATAAGTAAATTTGCTATTTTTAGCTTTATCTTTTAAAAATTTTTCATCACTTTTGCTTACTTTAGGTTTTGGCTTGTTTGGCACGACTCTCGCTCACTTTCTTAATGTTTATGTATTGACCCTTTTTGTACTTTTCTCTTGTTGATAAAATTTCTTTTTCTTTTGCTTTTTTGTTCCTTGCTCCCGAGAGATAGCTCTTAGGAACTCCTTTTTTAGTTTTTGCAACTTTTCTAAACTTTCTTGCTACCATTTTTATATCCTGATGCGTAAATTGCTCGACCTTGTTTTTCGGCTTGTTTTCGGGTTTTATATATTTTACCTGATTTTCCCCAACGATAACCGTTTTTGACTTTATAGACTGGCATTACTTTTTCTTTTTAACTTGTTCTCGAATCCATTCAAGTTTATCATCGAATGTAATATTTCTAAATGATTTAAGTTTTTTGTAATAAGGTGTTTCTTCTATGCCTTTGCTTTTTATCCACTCTATAATAGCGTCTTCCTCATTTTCTGGAGCATCGGGACCATGCTCAAGTCGAAATGCTTCTGTCGTTATATCATCACCAGCAACACCACCATAATCAACTGTTTTGTCACCAAAGTATTTCTTTTTGACATCAGCAACAGCTTTTGTTAGCTCTCGTCCATCCTCTGTTTCATCATACTCAATAGTGTCAAGCACCTCTATGTTCGCTCCTTTGGAGAATGCTTCGGGTGATTGGTGGTAAGTATCGTTATTTTCAAAATAGTTTAAATATTCAGCCATGTCTTTTTCCAAAAGCTCTTTTTTAGAGATCGGATCTCCTGTTCTTACCTCCCAGAGGTCTTTGAGAAAATTCATCATTTGATCAAAGCTCTTGAATACTGTCCCACCAAAGGATTTAATTTCTCCTGGTGGTCCAATAATTGGCTCCTGCTCTAATCCTTTTTCAATTAAAGTTGTCAACACTCCACGAGGCAATGCGGTTTGAGCTACTGTACTTCCTGCCCTTTTTAAAAATTCCCTGCGAGAAGGGACAAACTCCTGCTTTTTCAAAGGTACAAGAGCACCTGCACTCTTAGTCTCTTCTAAATTGCCTAAAGAACCTAAATCTTTGGGCAATAAAGTCTTTATTATTTTGGTAATTTTAGCCATTAATCACCAGCATCATACTTTAATTTTGATTGAGGTATAACATTAGCAAAAATTTTAGGAGCACCAGAAAAAAGTGATCCAAATTTATCAAATATTTCTTGATCAGTTGCCTCAGGATATTTTTCTCTTAGCTCATCAACCATATCTTCGAGAAAACTCCCCTCAAAATCTTCTACATCTCCTATCTCCATTTCTAATAAATCTTTAATAAAATCAGCCTCATCCATGTCCATCATAAGCTCCGAGTCCATCTCCCGACCTTCATCAACTGCCATTTCAACTAACTGATCCATTTTATTTTTAAAAGAACTTAAACCGCTTAAACTTAAACTAGGAAGAGAGGGCGTTTTAATTGCTTCTTTTGCTAAAGGAGTTTTAATTGCTTCTTTTGCTAAAGTTGCTAATGCCCCACGAGGCAATGCGGTTTGAACTGCTGTGCTTCCTGCCTTTTTTAAAAACTCCCTACGAGAAGGGACAACTTCCTGTTTGTCCAGAGGCACAAGAGCACCTGCACTTTTAGCCTCTTCTAAATTGCCTAAAGATCCTAAGTCTTTGGGCAGAAGACTCTTTATTACTTTGGTAATTAGTCTGGCCAATACTTACTCCACAAGTCTTAACGGATCATGACCTAAAAGTTTATCCATCATCTCCCGAGCATCACCCTTACCCATCTTTACAATTTTAACTTCGCCATGAGGTTCGCTTTCCATCATCTCCTCGTCCTCGTCACCAAAGCCCAACATCTCGTGATTGCAAAGCAACATAAAATTGACGAGCTGACCGTCGGTCATTTCAAGTCCTGCACTGTTATGAGCAAAGCCCATCTTGTTTTCAAAATCACTTGCCAAAACATCAATATTTTCTACATCAATACTAGCCATCTTGTTCTCCTAAATTTTTTATTATACTACTAAAAGCACCGAGACTTGCTCCCTCAGCACCCATTCTACGTTTTATCTCCTCTATCTTTCTAAGCAGATATTCCGACATTTCAGCGTCCATGGGCTGTGCTGGTAGTTGCGAAGGAGCTTGGTTGCCTGAGAATGCTGCTGGATTAATTGGTGGGAGGTTGTACATTTTTCATTGCTTCCATTTGTATTTTTGCAGCGTTCTTTTCACGCTCCAGTTGTAAGTCAGCTTCTAATTTCCTGACCTTTGCCTCAAGGTCGGCTCGTGCCTTGGCTGCGTCTATTTCCATGTCTTGACGGGCTTCGGCTTGTTTAATCTGAATGTCGGACTGTGCTTTGGCTTGGTCGGCAGCAATCTGAGCTTGTGTCCGTTGTTGTAGTGATTGAGCCTCAAGCTCGGCAAGTTGTTGCGCATATTGTAATGGATCTCTCTGTTGTTGACCTCCCATATTAGCAATCCCGGCAATGGCTTGCATTTGAGGTGCCTGTTGAACCACTTGTGCAGCTCTCTGGCTAATCATCATGTCGGTTTCCGGATCAATGTCCTCAAACTTAAATTGCGGATCACGTAAATTAGGCAAATTAGGCAACGGCATTGCGATACTTTCTTGCATTCGTTGACGGTACAGCAACGCAATATGCTCGGCAATGTGAGCAGTTAGTATTGGTCCCATACTTTGTTGAGCAACAGGGTTGCCAGCCAGCGACGGATCTTGCATAAACTGCATGTGAACCAAGATGTGTGCCTGATGATCTTGCTCAGGAAAAGCTCGGATCGCTTTGCCGTACATCACCGACATGTTCTCATCAATGGGATCAAGCCTCACAGCCTCGTCCGGCTCTTTTAAAACTTCCTCAATATTGGGTATCCGGATTGCTTCGTACATTCGCTTGTAAGCATTGTATCGGTCGTGGAGTTCGGGAGCACTATTTGCCATCTCAAGAATCGCCTGTGCTTGGGCAATGCGTTGTGCTGTGCTAAATATATTCGGGTCACTGACCGGAACAATGTCCACTCGCTCGTCAAAGTCTCTAGCATAAATAAAAGCATTGGCTCCTGCAACGCTAAACTCTAACTGCTCCGGCATATACTCTGCGTCTAATTGTGCTAACAGTTTAAACTCTTCTCCTTGAGAGTGGTGAAGCCGTTTGTGAATAGCACTGAAACTTTTACTGCCTTGCTCTATTAAAGCAACCGTAGAACCAACTGGAGCGTTTGGGTTAACATCTCCAACATTTAAATCTGCTGTGGCTGCAAACCTCTGCCCAGCCTCAACAATAAACCCTAGCAACTGAAACAAAGTGCCACTGGGCTCTTTAAACGGTAACGGCATAATGCTTTTATTTATGTCGTCAACAGTTGCGTCTAAATCTACAAACTCTCCAGGATTAACTTCTAAATCACCACCGGACACTCTGCCCTTTAACTTGAAGCCACCTTGCATATTGGCAAAACTAGCCGAGTCAAGCAAAGCTCTCAATGCACCAGTTGCAGCCTTACCCAAACCACCAATCAGATGAAAAAGTCCAAAACCGTAAAACCCTATCCCTGGAAGAAATTTATAGCTAACAAACCAGTTGCGACGTTCTTTGTTCTCGTCGTCTTCGTGCCAGTTTCTTCGCACACTTACAATTTTTTCTGAATCCGCATCTATTGTAACAACATACGGCAACGCCACCTCGTCCTCTTCTTGCTCGTCTTCAAACGATTGATAAACGTGCATCTCCAGCAACGTCATTATTTTATCTTGCGTTCCTTCACCGTACTTATCCACACCTTCAATCTGACCCACTGTGTCGTCACCATACTGTGCATTGTCTGGGTCGCTTTTGACAGCCATATAGTAACCATTTTGAACATATTTGTTATATTCATTTTTTGGCATCCTTATAACATGAGTGTAACGAACCGATGTTCTCAAATCATTACTCTCTGGCGAAACAACAAAGTCTTCTGCCCTCACAAACATGCTACGTTGGCGTTGGAGGTTAGCGTCCCACCATATTTTTTTAAATGTATGACCAATTAACGGGAGTTGAAAAAGCATCTGATCTAGGTCAGGGAAATACTCCGGCATCTCCTGAGTAATTTGGTAGTTCAGAAACTCTCTAACTCTGCGAGCTTGGTCTTCTAGTTCTTCGTTTGGTTCGCCAATGATAACTGTTTTAACTGGACCACCCGAAGGATACAGCTCGGCAATAGCACGAGCATTGAACTGGGTTGCAGCCTCGGCAATCATCGGGTGAATAACAGTGCTCAATCCCCGACTGGCTCGTTCTTCTTCGCCTTCTTCTAAACCACCCTCAACATCTAATGTCTTCAGCCCAGACTTGTAACGATTCTCCCACTCGGATCTTGATTCTCGGTCGTTGTTGTAATAGCCCATGAGCTGACTACCAATCCGATCAAGCGTTTTGTGATCCATGTCCTCAGCCAAGTTATCATCAAATGCGGAATCTTTTTCTGGCGGTAAATCAGAATCAGGATCTCCAATCAAAACATCATTGCCTAAAACCTCAATCTGTAAATCATCCGGTGGTGCTCCCTCTGCAAAGGGAATATTATCATTCTCAGCCATACACTGTCATCCTTTTCTTTGGCAACTCGTCTTCGCCATCATAATCAGCCGAGTGTGTCACAAACCATCCTTTGCGTAACCTCAGCCATGCTTGTGTGCAAGTATCCACAATATCATCATTGTCTCCTGCAGGAAATGCTGCACAAATATCTATTAAGTCTTTTGCCCAATTACGATTAGAAGGATAAAATATTCTGCCATCCTCTAGCAAAGCAGAGCTGGCATGAGCACGAGCCTGTTTATCTCGGTCAGGTGTATAGGCAATAACAGGAACTCCTGCCATACGTAAATCCTGAATTAAACTCTGGCCACTGGCTTTCTTTTCAATTAACACTGCGTCTGGCTCATATTCGTCATAGCTCTCCTGAGCAATTTTGCGTAACTCCGGATATATTACCCTATCATACCACATATCTAAAACAATTGCATTAATTTGACCCTTCTCCCTAAACACTCCCCAAGTAGTCCGAGCAGAATAAGATGTTTGCTCCTTTGTCCCATAAGCAGTGTCCCAACTTTGTAGTATATACTCAATTTCAGGAAGATACTCATTTTCCCATGGCACCCACCACTCTTTTTTTAATATTCCGCCACCTTTAGGCATTGGGCGTTGCTGCAGTTGACCAGCCGAAGCATAACTGCCCAAACTTTTCTCCAACACACTCATAGTTTTACTATCAACCCTTTCTGGCCAAAGCAACTCGCCCTCCTCAGTACGAGGGTCAGTAAAAAACAAACTTGAGCGAGTAGGTGTCGGATGACCGATCTCGTATCTGGCTGGAAGGCAGAGATGATCCCACTCGCCCTCTAGATCATTAGCGAGTATGTGCCCAGTAAGGTCTTGTTCATGCACTCGTTGCATTATCAGAACAAACGCTCCAGTCTTCGGGTCATTAAGGCGAGTTTGCATGGCTTGATCCCACCATTCAAGAACACCCTCTCGGACAGTGCTCGACTCTGCCTCTCTAACATTGTGCGGATCATCAATCACAATAATGTCTCCACCCTCACCAGTTAACGCTCCGTCCACTGAGGTTGCTATCCGGTAACCAGTCTTGCTGTTCTCAAACCGTTGCTTCTGATTCTGATCAGTGGTCAGCTCAAACATATCTCCAAAGTGCATTTTGTACCAAGGAGAATCTATAAGCCTTCGGCATTTAACCGAGTCTCTAATCGACAGGCTGGAGGCGTAGCTGGCAAACAAAAAGCGTTTCTCTGGCTGAACAGCCCAAGTCCATGCAGGAAGTGCCACTGCCACCGAAATTGATTTCATGTGCCTTGGTGGAATGTTTATGATCAGTCTGCGGATCTTCCCCTCTACAACTGCCTGTAAATGGTCAGATATTGCGTCTATGTGCCAATTATCGTAAAAATCCCGTCCAGGTTCAATCGTTGGCCAAGAGCTCTTTGTGAACTCCCTTAACGACCTCCGCATCTTCTCTGCTCGGATCTCCGTCAATGACAGCGTGCTCAAGTACTCGTTCAATCGTTGTGAGGTCATTGTCTGATAGCCTTGTTACATCTAAAATTTTATGTTGCTCAACTTGAGCTTTTATCTCTACTGCTTTTAAATCTGGTACACATTTCCCGAGCAAAGTCTTTGCTGCCATGACTCTTAGTTCGGGGTCAGCGGAAATCTTGCCAATGTTTTGAACTTCACCATTTTCTTGCTGGCTATAGACAGGAAAAATCTCTTTACCCTGCATAACTTGCGATAAAAACCCCACCGGATCTGCTTGTCCCATTATCCAGTTTACCGTTGCATGATGGTTCCATTTGTATGGTTCTTTTCTAGCTTTCTTTTGGTTCTTCATTGGTTCAACCGACTGAAACCTACCATTC